TCAGCGCTTGTCGCCTTCGAGATTCCTCATGATGGCAGGAACCAGTATCCCTTGGGCGACATAGACCGATGCCGCTGGTGAGATATGGCTGTTGTCAAAGGTAGTCAGGCCGATTTTACGATCTGAACCTATATAAACCATGCATCCGTCACCATTGCATATATTCGAAATCATGGAGATGTACTCGAAGCCTCCCTGCCCTTCGCCGTACTTGGCCTGCAGAGATGCATCAGACACTAGAACGTCTTGAACGACGTCATCCTTGATAAAGCGAGGTGTAGATTTCCAATATTTACGCAGGACGATCTGATAAAGCTTGGTTTCCCAGCGTGGCACCGGCCCCATAACAATTACGTGCTTCACCCCATATGATTTCAGAGCGCCAGCAATCTGAGGGAGGCTGTTCGAAACGTCGTGACCGATGATTTGCCCGATTATGACCACATCTGGCTTTTGGTCTTTTATGGTCTGTATGGCGAACTGATTAGATCTGCGGCAGTACTCAGCAGGCGAAGTGTCGACCTCTGGAAGATTTGGCAGGCAAGCCGAACTCGCGGCGCTTAGGATGCCAATACCTGCTGGCAGTTCATGGGTTACGCCATAGATATACATCTGAGAATGTGAGTCGCCCCAGAACAGCACCTTCTTTGACGCGGCAGACTTGTAGCACTTCTCTGCAATGCTTAATACTGGTACGTTCGTGGCTGCACCGCTAAAAAATGCTGTCTGATCGTACCAATCGCAGTCGTAGCGGAAACGTTCTGGGATCTTGTTTTCAGTGAAGTAATGCCACTCCGGGCGCCCATTGGCGAAGTATTCTGCAAATTCTTGGCGCTCATCCTGTCGTCCCGGAAAGCCGTTTTTATGGACAGTCGTTGCGCTTACAGCAATGAATGCGAGGGCAATGACGATTAGCCCAGCGAATGCTTTTGGTCCAGGCACATTGACACGCAGTGGCGTCTCGATCAGAAGATATGTGAGATAGGCCAGAATGAATGCAGTTAACACCAACGCAACACGAATCCCCGTAGAAGGTGTCCCGGACAGGTCGATATAGGCAAATGAAAAGATTGGCCAGTGCCACAGATAAAGCGGATAACTGATCAGCCCGACGAACACCATGACTCGGTTTGACAGGATCTTGCGATTAACCCATGCCTCAGGGCCGCCAGCAATAATCAATGCAGCACCTACGACAGGCAGGAGCGCCCAGTATCCTGGGAACCGAGCCGTCTTGTCGATTAAGGCAATCGCCAAGGAAATCATGATGATGCCTGTAAAGGACATCAGGTTGCCGGTTGCATCTGAAGCCTTGAGTCCACCCTTACGAAGAGATAGGTAAGCCAGAATGCTCCCGGTGAGGACTTCCCAAAAACGATACTGAGGAAGGAAGAACACGCCAGAAGGGCTGTCAGCTAAGAAGGCCACACCTAAGATAAACGATGCTAGCCACATTGATACCAATGCTGGCAGGAGTGGGATCTTCGCCTTGTGCAAAGCGATCAGAATGATAGGGAAGACTAGGTAGAACTGCTCTTCCACCCCAAGCGACCAAAGATGAAGTAGTGGCTTTGTTTCAGCGCTGGCGTCGAAGTAGCCTGATTCAGTGTAGAGCAACACGTTCTGCAGAAACCCAATGCCAGCCATGATGTGTTTCGACAGAAGTTTAAACTCATCTCCCATCATGACTGCCCAGCCAGCCGCAAAGGTGGCAGCTATCACTACCATGAGGGCGGGGAATATCCGCCTGACACGACGCATGTAGAAGTCGTAGAAGCTGAAGCTCCCCTTCGATACAGCCTTCATAATGATGCTGGAAATCAGATAGCCAGAAATCACAAAGAAGACATCAACCCCGACAAATCCACCCGTCAGCAAGGCTGGAAATGCGTGGAAAAGCACAACCGACAAAATGGCAATCGCCCGCATACCGTCTATATCGGGACGATAGCTCAAGTGAGGATTGTGCTTTTCCGCGAAGTGAAGGCTCATCAAACAATTCCCTTGAAAGTAGAAACCGGGCCGATGCCTGGCTGGCATCCTGAATGGGGCGGCATTCTACGTTTCGATGAGCAATCGGCACAATGCACTATTTTGCTCGGTCGTCTCCCTCCAAAGCCGACAGCCGTGCATCAAACCCGGCAGCGATGAAGGCAAGCAACTAATCCACTTGGAAAGCCTCCCGCGTCGTTACAGCTCATCTACCATGAATTTCGGTAGCCTCATCGTATCAGGCGCTCCATGACGCCAGACCACATCGCGATGCCAGCGGCAATCCGCAAAGAGCTTGACCATCTGCTTTCGACGATCAACAGGTCGCCCGACAGCGATGAGCTTGAAGGTGACGGTAATCGTGCAGAGAATTTTTTGCTGGATATTGAGCGGGCCAAGGCGCTGCAACCTGCATTGATCGAGACGTCGTATCTCCTGGTTGAGCAGGCCGTCGCGGCCCGCAGCGGTGAATTGCAGGCGCAAAGCCCACAGGAACAGCTCTACGAGCCTACAGACCGAAGCCCGCGGTACTCCCTCGGCGATCAGCGATGCTGCGCCTAACAGTCAGAGCCTAGCTATCCGGCTCCTGACGCCAGCGGTGTTGAGCGCCGTCCCCAGTTCTACCCAAGGCTACCGGCGTTCTCCGTAGAGACAGCGATCAATATGCACAAATGGTCGATCTTTATACTTTTCGACCTGCTCCGCTTCGCAGCCGCGGCATATCACCTTGTCTGGACTCAGCCGCCAGTGAGAGTTCCAGTCGATTATTAACGTTGTAGGCATAGCGCTTATTCGATCAATTCTCTGACGCTTGATTCAGGCGAGTCCCAGTTTGTTCCCAAGGCTTAGACATTGAGTGACGAGGGTGCAGCGGGATTAGCGATCATGCCAAAGCCCGCCGCACGCCCTCGGCTATCACCGACGCCGCGTAAGGCACGCCCCCGTTCTCCTGCTTGATGATGCCGGTGGTGATGGCAATCAGCGTGCGAAAGTTGCGCAGATCGATCGGCTGATTCGGCGCAACGCCCACGCCGTTCGCCACGGCCTTGATATAGGCATCGGTGTCGTTCTCGACGCCCGGTGCCCACCGGTTGATGACCTCGCGAACCGTGTCGATGCCGGTTGCGCCCACGCCTGGCATCCCATCCTTGCCCCGATACGCCAGCACCAGCTTGGCCAGGGCGCGGATGCCGTTCTCTGCGGTGTCGAATCGGGCGAAGCGCTTCTCAATCGAGGGATCTGGCGGGAGCTGGCCCTGCCACTGGTTGCGGGGGTTGTAGTCGATATTTCCGGGATTTCGGTTCCGGACTCCGCGGGTTTCTGCAGGCATTCACTTTTCTCCAGGCATAAAAAAACCCGCTCAATGGCGGGTCGGGTCGCGTGATCGCGATCAGACGGTGTCAGGCGCCAGCGCGGCGGGATCGGCGGCGATATCAGGGATGGCAGGAGCCGTTGGCCAGACAGGTGCTGCAGGCCAGGCAGTCTGCTTGGTCACGTTGCCTAGGGCATATTTGTAGGTCTTCCAGGCCTTGAGGCTGACGGTCAGGGCGGCGAGCTCGTTCTCGTCCTCCTCCGTCGCTTCGCCGGAATCGACGCCGTACCCCAGCGTATCGACACGGTCTTGGATCCTGGCGATCTGCTGAGCAGCGAGAGTGTTTCGCGATGCAAGTTCTGCCTTGGCGGCGGCCAGCGTTGCGGCGGCAGCGGCGGCATCTTTCATGGCCTTGGTGATGAGTTGCGACCAGTCGATATTGCTCATGCGGCGGGCTCCTGCGTGATTTCCTGTAACGCTACTGGCTCAGGCAATGGCTGAGGAAAGGCAACCGGCCCGTCGGCCACGTTCAGCAGGTCGGCCGGAAATGCCTGCTCCTGGCTGTAATTCACCGGCAGCGGCAACGTGAGCGTCACGACGAGCTCTTCACCGATCTTGTCGACGTCGCCCACGAACCAATCCGATGCGATCGCGGACCGGGGTAGCGTGTCGCCGTCTGCCATCCGGGAGAAGTCAAACGCTTCGCCATTTAATGTGAGGACACTGCCTGACTTGATGACTTCAAGTTTTTCATCGCTGATCTGAGGGGAGAGTTTGATAATCATCAGAACCACCGGCCCGTGGCCACTAGGTTGATATAAGCACCTGCGCCAGCCACCTGGGTTGCCGAAAATGCACGGTAGTTGCCCCATTCGTTGATCCCATTTGCAGACCACGAAGAAGCCCAGATACCACCCGACGTGCCGTTGGTGGCTATCGAGGCTTCTGCCACCACGACGGGTTGTTCTACAAACGCTGCAGGAAAGGCGCCGCCGCCATAGGCGTTTGATGCATAGACGCTGCCGACGGCTGTGGTTAGCGCGTCAGTGGCCACCCGCTTCTGACAAATCTGGGTGCCATCGGCGAACCTGATCCATGTGCCGTTCGCATTGACGCCTCTCGCAACCACGTCCCGGCCGCCTAATGTCAACCGGTAAGGAATATTAAGCTGCCCCTCGTACGAATAGGTCATCGTAGGACCACCTTGCGTGTTGTCCGCATTCACCGAGCGCCAACTGAATCCGCCGCTCCCTCCGCCCTTGTTAGCGGTGAACGCCATATGACCGGAAAAGCCGCTGCTGTCGGTCGGGTCGTTCCAGCCTGTATAACCGCCTTGACCAGCGCCATAGCCTGCCGCAGACAACACGCGCAAGTTCTGAATGGCTGGGCTGGTGGCCAATTCGGCGAAGTTTGCATTGATTTTAATGAATGCGCTGCGCGGGGTATCACCCCCGACGCCTGTAGGAGGAGTACCCAGGTTAATTGTCTGAACTGCCATTTAAGACCCCTAAAAATTAGAAACATCGACAATCATGTATGCGGACTGGTAGGACGAAGCCGCCGGGTACCCATCCGAATTAGCTGGGCGGTCGTTATAGGTGTAATACTCTTGGTTTTTGTAGATATTGACCTGCGTTGATGGGGTAGACGCAAAGCTTCCAGAATAGCCACCGACAGCAATAGTCGGGGTGCCTGGCAATATCTGCGAAACCATGTTCCATGCTCGCTTCGATTCAATTACGGCAGGCAACCTGCCCGCGTACACAGGCTGATATGGATTGGGATTCCCGTCATCTATGGACATTTCAATGAAGTCCAGAACCCTCATATATTTCAGCCGTGAGTCAAATATCAGACTCCCGTTAACCGGATTCCTAACGATAAGCTTTGGCCAGTTCAGCGGCGCTGCAGTGTACTGAGGCAGATCGAATTGCCAGTAACTCACTACGGCATTGCCGCCTGTCGTGCATAGCTGGTAGGTCGCGTTACCGTTGGCATATGTCACATTGAATATCGAGCATGGGTTTGCACATCGGAAAGCCAGAACTCCTTGATCAGACGGCAGGGTCAGGAAGAACTGTGACAAGCCAGGAATATTGGTCGGGGCCGTAGTCACTTGCCCCGACGCTCTCAGCGCAAGGTTCTGATAGGTGTCGTCAATAAGAACATTGCCGGTGTTGTTACGAAACCTCACAGTAGGCACTAATAAACTCCCACGACTATCTGAGTTCCCACGGGAACGTTACTCCAACTTAGAGTTCTTCCAGACCGTGTCACGCTACCACTCAACGGATAGGAGCCAGTGCTACCAGCAGGCTTGTCCACCCCAACCGGAAGCCGCATGAAGTACCAGGGATTTCCGTCAGTGCCAGGGTAGGTGTAACTGCCATTTGTGTTTGAAGCGATTATCCCAATGGTCCCGAATACGCGTGTGATTCTGTCGGACAAGGCCAGAATGGTCGCCCCGGTATCCGGCCGCCTAATTGTTAATCCAGGCATACCAACTCCTAACTACATGCTCAGTTCGACGACCACCACAGATCCAGAGACCATAAACAGGCCGCTTTCATTTAGCTGTAGATACTTACCATTGGTTGCGTTGTTTCTGATCAGCATCTCACCCAAGTTGAAATTCACCGTCATGCGTGGCGTCCCGTAACTGGTGAGCGTTTGTGAGTACAACGTCGAGCCCACTACGCCGTTGACGACCGCCAGCTTGCTGATGAATGCATCTTTGATGAAGGTCTGGTTGCCCACCACCGCGAACGGCGAGGTCGCGTAATCGGCACCCAGCGTCGTCGCGATGACGAACTGGTCAGCGGCAATGACAAACCGGGATTGGAACACCCCGCTCGCGTTGCTCAGTCCAAGGCCGAAACCCGCCCAGGTGAAGTCACCCGCATTATTTGCCTGCAGCTTGACCTGATAGGAGATATCGACCGCGTTTTTAACCCCTTCCGCAGTGGATTGGGCGCGGACTGACGCCGACTGCGCGACCGATATCGCTGCACTCTGCTGGCCCAACTGCACGACGACGTTGTCGGTTCGCTGCCCTTGAGCCAAGTCGCCCTCAATGATGGCGGACTGAATCGAGTACACGCCGACATAGGTCTGCTCCGATCCTGCGTAAGAGGTGGTTTCGCCAGCCATTGCCGGGTTCACCTGGGCATAGACACCGCCGATCGCTTGTGCGTTGGCGGATATCTGATTGCCCTGATTGCTGACGGTGCCCTCGAGCGAATCAATGGCGCCCGCTTGGGCGTCCAGCCCAGTATTCGGATCGTTGATCCTGTTGGTGATCGATGTGATCGACTGCCCATGGGAAGTGATGGTCTGACCCTGTTGGGTCACCGTCGTGGACAGTTGCTCGACAGCGCTGGCGCTTGCCTTACCGTCAATTTCAGTCTGCAACCCCTCGATGGTGTCGGCCTGCGCCTCGACCTTGTCGTCGGTTTGCTGGATGTCCACGCGGTTCTGTTCCACCTGCGCCGCCAGCGCCCCGGCTTCCTGAGTAATCTGCCCGGCGTTGGTCCAGTAGGTCGGATTGGGCGGAGCATTGGAGCCGTCTGCGTTTGCTGGGACATCCTGAATGGCGGACCACAGATTGTTTCCAACACGGACCGTGTTGTATTTCACATAGGCGGTGTTCGGGTCGTACACACCTCCACTGACGATCTGGCCGATTTGCTCCTCGAGGTCGGCAACCTGGCCGTCGACATAGGCTTGGGTGGCCTTGCCGTCGATCTCCGCCTTAAGGTCCTGCCCGAACTGGTCCTTTGTGAGCTGGTCGAGCAGCAGATCCAGTACAGGGTCGGCATCGGTACTGGCTATGCCGGAAACGACGGTCCCGTCATTCGGGAACCATGGCCCCACGTTGCCGGTACGATCGACCAGACGTGCCCAGAAAAAAAACCTCTGCCCCGCCCGCAAGCCTTGCATGGTGAATTCGGACTGCGGGTAGGCCAGGTCGCTGAGCTTTGTCGCGGCTTCAAGGTCCGTGGTCGGCCCGTACCAGATTTCGGTCCGCTGGGTGTCCTCGGCACCTGGTGGGAAAGTCCATTTCAGGTGGATGCCGAAGATCAGCGGTGTGGCTACAAGCGAGGTGACTGCCGGGGGCAGACCTTCTTTGCCGTTCAGTTGGGTCAGAATCGAGGTGCGCCAGATCGACGAGATGTCGTAAGCGCTCACCGCGCGGACGCGGGCCAGGTAGGCGCCCGCGTAGATGCCCACGATGTCGACGCTTGTCGCGCCAGTGCGCTGCACCTTGACCCAGTTGCCGTTGTCTTTGCGCCACTCCACGTCGTAGCCGACGGCGCCGTTTACCGCAGGCCAGATGATGGTCATCGTGGTGACAGCCAGGCCTTGTGCAGTGGCGGTTGTCGACGTCAATGTGACGCTCGCCGGCGCGGGTACCACTGTGATCGGGATGACGCTGATCGGACGCTCTTCCAGGCGCGCGCCGGTGTCGATGTAGGCGAACTTGCTCGGCTCGTACTGCAGCGCCGAGATCTCGTATTCGCCCTCGGCCGTGCGCTTGGTGCTGAGCACACGGTACAGCGGAATGGCCAGGTCATCGGCGTCGAGCGCCCACTGCAACTGCGGACTCGGCGTCTCGCTGTAGGCCATCGTAACGGTGATAGCGCGGCCGGCTACCGACTGCACCGTCCGCCCCTCTGCCTTGCCGCTGGGCAGGTTGATGATCAGCCGATCCCCCGCCTTGGCCAGCGTGTCACGGTCCAGCGTCACGACGCGCCCGGCCGACGCGGAAATACGCCCACCAAGCTCACGGCCTGCCAATAGAGAATCAGCGATCGGGATGATGAAGCCAGGCAGCGGGATCGCACCTTCCATGCCGGTCTTGAACATGACGGTGCGGTCCTGGTTATTGCTCAGCACCGCCCACTTGCCTCGGCGCTGAGCCTCAGAGGCGCGCGTGCAGCCGATAGCGCTGATTTCAACTGGCGTGTCGCCCAAACGGCGCTGCAGCGCCAAGTCGGAGAAAGCGGACACATCGGTGTCGTAGTTGTTGGCCGGGTTGTCGTAGCTGACGATCGCCCGCGTGTAGCGGGTTTTCGATGAGGCACTGCCATAGTCGAACTCGCCATCGATCACGTTCGACCGCGTGAAGACATAATCGAAATCCTGCGCCCGCGGCATGTCGGCCTGCATAACCAGTTGGCCCTGGGCCCAGTAGGTCATCCCTCGATAGATAGCCGAGATATCCCGCAGCAGCGTCCAGGCTTCGGCTTTGCCCTGCAGGTTCATGTCGCACAGGAAACGCGGCTCTTGGCCACCAATGCCGTTGGGTACCAGTTGGTCGCAGTACTGAGCGATCCGATAAAGCTCCCACTTGTCCACCATGTACGGCTTGATGCGCTTACCCAGGCCGAAGCGGTCAACCGTGCAGATGCCGAACGTGATCCACGCCGGGTTGTTGGTCCAGGCCTGCTTGAAGGTGCCGTCCCATACTCCGCTGTAGGTGCGCCCGACTGGGTCGTAGTTGCTCGGGACCTGCCACTTGCGGGCGTTGCACTTCACCGTCACCGCCGGAATGTTGCTGAACTGCTCGGCATCGAACTCGATGTAAAGGAGCGCCGTGTTTGGATAGCGCAGTTTCTCGTCGATGACCTCAGTCAGGCCCGCGATGATCATTGTGTCCGCGATCTTGTTGGTGTTCTGGTTCGGAGTCAGACGACGGACGCGAATAAGCCAGCCAGACGTCGACGGGGGCAGATCGATGCGGCGCGAGCGCTCATAGCGGGTGGTGGTCTTGCCGTCGACGGCTTCGCTGAGCACTTGCTGATAAGCGCCCCCATCTGTGGACACATCGATTGCATACTCGATGCGATAACCGCCCACGTTACCGTTGTCATCTTGACGCTGAAGGACTGGCCAGGCCAGGCGGACGCGCACAGCCGACAGTTGGGTATTGGTGACGGACCGCACCCATGGGCTGTCGCTGCGCAACTCGACGTTAACGGTGGTCTCGTTTTCAACGGAGGGGATGCCGGGGATATAGTCCTGTTCAACCGAACCCGAACGCCATTCCCACTTCACATTCGGAAAGTTGACGTTGCCGCTGGCATCGTTGATCGGCGTGTTGTCGAGGTAGATGTCCGCAGCCGTCGGCACGCCGTCGAACTCACCCTCGCCCACCGCGATCAGGATCTTGGCCAAGTTGGTAGAGCGCAGGCTGTCGGCGGCCTCGATCGGCGATTTTGGCTTGCTCTCACCGCCTTTCGAGCCGTGGATATCCAGGTGTTCAACTACGCCCATACTTTTCTCCAGGCACAAAAAAACCGCCTATTGGCGGCCGGGTGTTTCAGTTCAGGGTCAGGCTTTGTCTTCGGCAACAATTGAGGCGGAAATGATCGCCCCGCCCCATCGGCGGTTGCCAACGCAGATCGGTACCGGGTTGCCGCTCGCGACGGTGTTCTTGGCACTGCCGAATGCGTACGAGGGCATATTCTCAGGCGACGCGCTCTGGCGAAGTCCTGAGGCTTGCGGGCTGAGCATTTGGATGACGCCTCCGGCAGCTAGCGCGGCGCCAACTGGTACGAGAGCGGTACTCGCACCACCAGTAAATCCTGACAATCCATAACCGGCCACTATGAGCACCGCGCCGATCACGGTTTGCAGTAAACCTGCCCGCTTGCCACCTTTGATTACCGGCAAAATCCTGAGGGTTTTCGTACCACCCAGTTCGAAGTTTTCGACGCCGACGTTCTGCCCGTTGCGAAATACCGCAAATTCCATTCCTAGCCGCTGCAGCCTTAAGATCTCTTCAGCAAAACCAGGAACAGCAGCTTTCAAAGCCCTGAAGACTTCCCACACACTTCCGGTGTCAAGTTGGAATTGATGCTTTCGGAAGAATTTCCGGCCAAGGATGCTGCTAAGCTCAATAGTCGTTTTAGGGGTGTAGAGGATCGCTGGATCTGACATTTCTACCTTCCAATAAAAAAGCCGCTATTCAGCGGCTCTGGCTTTTAACTAGAGCGAAGTCGGCCTGAGATCAAGACCATTTGTATCGCCAGAGATGCGATATCTCTGCAATTCGCCAGGCTTCAGTTCAAGAGATGTTTCCTTGGTTGGCTGACCTATTTGCAGGCCGCACAAACCAGCACCTTCAGAATCACCAGAAATGCCAATCAAGTGTCGGCCTGGGGAGACTTGTAGCCGGGCAACTTCACCTGTACCAATGCGGGCTGCCACTTGACCATCAAGTAGCAGAGCGACGTAGCATCCACCGCCAGCCGTCCATCCGTTGTCTCTGGTCACCACCAACGTTCCGCCATCTTTTACGGCCGACTGGCGAGCAAGGAGCCTTTGTTCGGGAACAGGTGACGCATCGGTTGACGACACAGGCGTTGTGCCGCATCCAGCCAGCAGAGCAACAGCAAGCGCCCCTACAAAAATTCTCATGATGATCCCTCATTGTGGTTTCGGCAGACTCTATCACCGGCAACAAGGTACGCGAAGCAACAGCACGAAAACCCCGCATCTGCGGGGTGCATTCGTGATCATTAAGGATTAGCTGCGGGAACCGCCTATTACTACTGACGTAGATTCAGCACGCAGCTTGTCAGCCAGGCGCTTTAGCATTTCCTGCACCGACTCTTTCCAGAGGACCTGCTGGACAGGCTTGCCGTCACTGTGCTTTTTCCCTGTGTCGGTGATAACAGCGAATAGCTTGCCATCCGGCGTGACCTCCCAGCGCTTCTTGCCCGGCTTGCAAATCACTTGGCGTTGAAGGCCGCAGTCCGCAAGCAGCTTATTCATGCCGACGGCGCTCATACCAAACTTCGCACCTAGTTCAGTGGGCGTGAAATTCAGCTCCTGCGACTCGTTCACCAGCCGCTTGACCCCGGCCATTTCCATCAGGTCTACGCCAATGGCTGACTTCACCATGCTGTTCGCGCTCAGTAGCGCCTGATTTCCTTCAAGCCCGAACAGCTCGGCAATGCGCCTGGCTGCATCAAGGTTGTCAGCGGCTACGGGCAAGCGTTTTTCTTGCGGAATGTGTTGGTCGTTTGCTGCTACTGAGTCAAAAGTGCGAATCACATGCAGGCTGAACGTAGGGCTGATCCACATCGCGTATGCGTATACAAGCTCTTTGCAAGCATAAGTGCCTGGGGCGCGACCGCCGCGAGCAGTCCTCAAACCGGGAATTCCCGCTTTGCCAATTTCTTCCGCCAGCTCCTTGGCCTGCCCGATCCTCATCCACTCATTCGGCGCATGACGTTTTTCGCCACCGGCTGCACGATGGAAGTCATTCAGGCTGAACCGGCCGTCTTGGTCTTGGTGAATCTCAATGCCCGCAATTATCAAGGCACTCATGCGATCACCCCGTCTTTGATTGCGCCTGGAAGCTTCCGAAGCGGTAGGCAGCCAGCATCCTGCTCACCACCCTGAGAAGGTATAGGGATAAGCCTATACCCCCACCGAGCTTCATTACTTTTCAGCTTGTTCTGTTGAGTTACCCAGTCCAACCCAATGCCATTCACAATGGCTTTCATAGGCACATATGGGTGACCATCGGGCTCTACCAGAGAAAGATTTACGCCGTGAAATGGCACAGTCATCAACGCACTCATGCCATCACCCCATCTTTGATTGCGTAACGCTGAGGCTCATCGATCAGGGCGTTCAAGCCTTTGACAAACGAACCGATGTCTCGCAGCTTGTTGCGCATTGTCCGCACTTCCCACCATGCGCCGTCGACGTCGTAGCCAGCCCGCGTCAGTTCGCTCAAGATCAGCTCGCAAGGTGAGCGAAAGTTCTCATGCAGATCGGAAATCTTCACATCCAGCCAGGCATGTCCATTGCCTCGGTCAACCAACATCGACGGCCTGCGACAGGTCAACGCGTCAAGAGGCTGATGGATATTGAGCCGTCCTGGCTGATCAATCTCCTTCCCAAGATATTCGCCTTCAAGGGCATAACTACCGATGAAGCTACATGCAATGTCGAATTGACCGACAGGTATCAACTCTGTGCGAGGCACATTGAAGCGGGTATGCAGGCGACGGTGCATCGTCATCGCAAAACTCTGCTGCATCGATGCGGGAACCGCTTTTGCCTTGTCGCGAATCAAGCCCTTGAGAACGTTGAGTTCGCTCATCCCTATCAGCTCATCCATGAGGGTTGGCATTTTCTTATGATTGTCCTCATAGCGCCCATGCTTGCGAATCGCTGGCAAAACTTCCGAGGTTATCCATTTCTTGAAGCGCTTAGCCTCAGATTTGCGGCTGCGCAAAATGGCCGAATACAACCCGGACTCGTTAATAACCTGCAGCATTTGTCCGCCGCCAAGGGTACTCACTATCTGAGTACCCTTTTCGTCGTCATCAAGAATGCGGATCATGTTGAACGCATCACGATATTCGAGAGCTACGGCTACGTCGGTCGCAACGAACCATGGCTGATCGCCAATCAGCATGGTGCGAACCAGCTTTTCGCCGAAATTGAAAGGTATTACGTTTGTGCTATGATCGCTCATGACGTTTTTCCTGGTAGTTAGACGTTCTGCTTCATGAGCCTCAACCGTTGGCGCGGTTGGGGCTTTTTCATGCCTTCCTGATCTGCTCATCTTCCAGTTCCAAAGATTTCCGGAGCCGAAAAACAATCTCGCCGCTAAGGCTGCGGCCGTTTTCTAGAGCCTTAAGCTCCAACCGCTCCCTCATTTCAGACAGCATCCGCACGGCCGTTGTGATCTTCAATTTAGTCATGATGCCTCCCTGTTTGCGTTTTGTGAGTTTATTGCCTTTCATGCGTTTGTCAAACAGGTTTTTGCTTTTTGTGAGTTTGCAGTATGCTGCGTGCTGAATAGGAACCCTCGCTTATGAAGAATTTCGCCTCCAACCTGATCAAGATCAGAAGTGAACAAAACATCACTCAGCAAGAACTAGGTGATGCTGCGGGCGTATCCCCCTCACAAATTTCGAGGTATGAGGCCGGCCAGGCTATGCCTAGAAAAACGATGCTGCTTAAGCTTGCGGAGGCACTACACGTGTCGCCAGAGGCCCTGACCGGAGAAACAGATGACAGGCCAAGCATTCCTCTCTATCAAGGGTTTTCCGCACGCCTGCTAGATCTGCGGGCCCAGCAAAAAATCAGCTTAAATACGCTTGCAAAGATGACCGGCATCCCAACATCTGTGCTTCTTGATTTTGAACTCGGCGATCTTTCACCAAGCACCGAAGACCTATATGAATTAGCGAAAGCGCTGGGGGTAGAAGCGACGGCTCTGGGCGGTTTTGAGGATGGAGATGAAACTGTCCGAATTCAGCTTGAATTTGACAATGAGGTCGAAGAGCCCGTAGTCATTGCTGCGACCAAAGCGGCGTACCTCCAGTTTTTGGAGACTTCCGAAAAGTTCGGCATGACTCCCGGAGAAGCGTTATCGGTGTACATGCACAGCTTAGCTGAAGCTGCTTCTGATCCTGAAAATGCGCCGGCTTGGGCGAAGCAGCTCATTCAAGAACTAAAGTTAAAGTAAGCACTCGACTCAAAATTCTTGGCAGTGTGGATCACAACCTTGCGGCCCTGTGCCTGAGGATCAGGCGGGTTCTGTCATGCCAAGGACCGCCGAAGACGATGATCTCGGACGGCCTGCCATACATGTGATGCAGCAAGAACGGTCCCGCTCCGTGCACCTCCGCAGACTCGCCCGGGAGCGCAGGATCGGTGCCGAGATAGATCCCAGCGTGGTTCGGATGCTTGGTGCGCCCTACTTCCATCACGATCATGTCGCCCCGCTGCGGTGTGCCGACACGCTCGAACCCGGCAGCTTCGTAGGCCTGCTCGTACAAGCTTGAGCCTCCGGCCTGCTCCCACCATCCGTCCTCACGCTTGAAGGCTTCGAACTCCAACCCCCACTCGCGCTTGTACCAGTCAGCGCAAACCTGCCAGCAGTCCCAAGCGCCGTGCACGAACGGGCGCCCAAGTAGCGGCGTGTTGCCGGTGGGCACGATGGTTCGCAAGTCGCCCTCCGGCCAACTCAGGATGTGCCAGGGCAACTCGGTCGCCTCACACATGGCCAGGTCGCGCGGGGACGGTCGGCTGGTGGCGTCGGGGTGCGAATGAACGATGCCGATCACCTCGCCCAGGTCTTCGGCGGCGGCGTACTCCTCCGGCGCGATCCAGAATTCTTCGTTCGGCTCCGTCGCGGTGTTCGTGCACGGAATGTACTGCTGCTTGCGGCCGATGCTGATCAGCAGCCCGCAGCATTCCCGTGGGTACTCGGCGGCCGCGTGCGCCTGCACCGCTTTCAGGATGTGTTTCAGCATGATCAACTCCGAGCGATGAGGGAGACGGCTGGGAAACCGCCAAAGGGCAACTGATTACCATCACCGAACCGAGGCACGCACCCGCGCGCCAGCGTGGCATCGCATTCGTCCTTCTCGGGGTCGTCGGTGAGGTTGCCGTCTTTGTCCCGGTATGGACCGGTGTAGCCGCAGTTCGGCCCACGGTATCCACCCGTCATGCACCAGTGGCAAAGCGTCGTCATCTGCCTGCCGATCGACTCCCCGCCCACGTCACCAGGGCTGGCCAGTTCCCACGTTACGCTCGAACCGTTTTCCGAGGTCTTCTGATCGAGGTACCAGACCTCGATCGACTCCTGCGTCGGATCTGCGTTGGGGTTGCCCGCCGGGAAGTTCTCGGCGTCGAGGTAGGTGCCCAGCGTGTGATGCATGGTCAGCTTGAACTCGAGCAGGTCCTCGAAGGCAAGACACAGAGCGGTGATACGCCCATTCACGTTCCCGACTGACAGCTTCGGGCGAACTGCCGTGCCGTCGCCATTGGCCTCGATGCCGTCGATCTGCATCGGCCAGGCGCCGTACTCGTTGCCCTGCCACCAGATCGACTTGGCTGGCAGTTGATCCGCATCGGCGCCAGCGGCCAACAGTTCAGCTGCCGTGTAGGGAATGGCATGCCCATGAAAGCGCAGCACGTCGGCGCCGTAGTCGCTGCCGTCCAGTTCGAATAGGAGCACCTCGCTCCCAGGCTCGAGTACCTGAATATCTTTGATCAGAGGCATATGAGCCCTATGGAAGGTATGACTGGGTGAAGGTGGTAGTCAGCGTGTAAACCCCGGCACCATTGGGTGTGATGGCCGGGGCGGTGGCTCGCCAGAACCCCAGCTCGCCCAGCGGCGGCGTCCAGAAGAACGACTTGAAGTTGCCGTGGCGATCAAGGAAGGCCTTGATCTGCCGGGCCACCGTTTCGTTCACGACGAAGGTGAGGGGCCAACTGTCCTCGCGGTTGTTGATCCCGTCGCCTACCACCTGCTCATAACCGCTCCCAAATTTCGATGAGCGCACCCGGTACCCCGGCGCACTGGTCGGCTCAATCCTTGGGCACCAGGTGAATGTCTCAACGGCCATTGATGACCCTCCAAATCGCGCCACCCGGGCGAAGTTCCTCGGCGATTGCCTGCTGGGCCCCGCGCTTCGCTGTGTCCGCATAGGCCTGGCCGACCGCCTGTACGTCCTGAGTGGAAGCGCCGCCTGAATCAGGCACCGCGATCGTTTGTTGAATGAGCACCTGAGTGGAGGATGCGGCCCCCCCGCCGCCAATCGCCTTCACCCCCAACGAGCCGTCAGAGGTGCGGGATAGCGGCAGAATCGCCTCAGGGCCCGCCTCGCCCATCAGCCCGAGGTTTCCGCCAGCCATGCCGAATGCAGTTGGCGAGGAAACTAAACCGTTTGTGAATGCACCGCCCTTGGCGAACATCTGAATGCCGTCCAGCCACGCCCCGCCCTTCGCCTGGGTCTTCGTCCAGTTCGCGAAGGCTGCACCGGTGTAGTCCGATTGGGACGAGCCCGCGGCTCCGCTGCCACCAAACAGACCAGCGATTGCCGAGACGCCTGCCGAGAGCAGCCCGCTAGCCGCCTGGCGCGCCGCAATCTTGGCCAGGTCCGCCAGCACCGACTTCGCGAAGTCCGCGAACGACGCCTTGCCTTTCACGACGAAACTGCTGACCTCATCTTCCAACCCGGTGAAGACGCTGGTGAACAGGCCCTTGGTTTGTCCTGCCACGTCCTGAGCGCTGTCGAGATAGTCGGCCAAAGCAGCCGTCGCCCCGTTGGTCCAGTCGGCCTGCGCTTTGTCCAAACCGGTGTAATAGTCCTGCTGGATCGCCAAGCGCTCGGCTAACGAGGCTTTGAGCTGCTCGGTTTGTTTTTTGAAGTTTTCCGGACTGAGGTCGCCGGTATTGAACTGCTTCTGCAGGTCAGCCATCTGCTGGTTGTAATCTTCCCGGATGGCAAGATCCTGTTTCAGCCGGTCGCGCGCCTTGTCGCCGAGCCCAATACCCGCAATCTCTTGATCGAAGCCTGACTTCGCTGTCCGGTTGGCCGCATCGAGCGTGGCGGCGTAGGCAGCGGCCTTGGCCTCGTCTTCGTTCGCCTGCTTGAGTTTCTTCTTTGCATCCAGCTCGGCAGCTAACCCAAGCAATCGCTTTTGCTGGTCCGCATTGATGCCGACCAACTTCCCTGACTCGATTTCGAACTGGACCTTTGCGACTTCCGTGGCGTTTTTCCGGGCATCGACCGAGGTGTTGATCAGTTCGATTTGCCGTTGCAGGTCGGTCTCAGAGTCCTTGAAAGAGTCCTGAATCTTCTTGGCGGCAGCGGCCGCGTCAGATGCAGCCTTTTTTGCAGCAGCAGCGGCCGCGGCAATGGCAGCGGGGTTAACGCCAGATCCGGTGCCAGGGGTAACCGACAGATTGGTCTTGGCCAGTTCCGCCGCAGCGGCCTTGGCATTGGCCACGTAGGTTTTGAACGTGTCTCCCGCCAGCGGGGTTTCGAGGTCTTCCTTGATCTTGCCAGCCGCCTGCGCAGCGACGCCGAACTGCACCTGGGCGCTGTTGGCGAAGTCGGCAGCGTTCTGCTTGAACTCTTTGGAGGTCTCCCCGAAGGTCAATGCCCCCAGCGCCGCGTTCGCTTGCGCGGCGAGATTATCAGTGTGGCCCACGGCGGTGGCGAACAAGCCGACCAGGGTGTTGGCCACGATATCGAAAACGCGAACCACCCCGTCGCCTGCGTTGACCAGGAACGCAGTGGATTCGACAAGCTTCTCGCCGAGGTCGCCCACCACTCCTTTCAGGCCGCCTGCCTGCTTGGCCGACGAATTGATGTCCTTGGTGAACTGCGCCAGCACCGGCAGGAACTCGGCGGCCAGCATGGTTTTCGCAGAGGTTAGATACTGCTCCAGACCTTGAACTTCGATCCCGAACTGCTTGGCCGCCGCGATCGTACCTTCGTCCAAGATGACCCCAGCAGCCTCAGCCGAAGCGCCGAGCTCGTCGAAAGCCTTGCCACCGTTGCGCAGCAGCGGGACCAAGGCGGTGGAGTCGCTGGCGATCGCCTCCATGTAGAAGGTCATTTCCTGCTGGTTGACGTTGGCCTTTTCGAGGCTCGTCACGTACAGCGCCAGCGCGTCCTTGCTGTTCAGCTTTTTGAAGCTGTCGGCCGTGACACCGACCTTGGGCGCGATATTGGTGAAGAAGTCCTTGAGCGCGCCACCACCGGTGTTCGCAAAGTCCCCGAGCTTATCGTTGGTGTCCTTGAAGATGTCGGCCAACTTGTCCTGTTGGATGCCGACGCTTTGGGCGCCAGCCGCGTACTTCTGGAATTCCGTCGTGCCCAGGCCGGCCAGGGCCGCTTGGTTCGATATCTCCTTTGCCACACTGGCCGAGTGCACGACCAGCGCGGTGAGCACCGCCGGGATCGAACCCACGGCCGCCCCTACCCCCTTCGCCAGGCTGTCAAACGACTTGGCGATTTCGGCAGTACGCTTCTTGGACTCCTGACTTGCTTTGTCCAGCGGGCCAGTGAAGGCACCGATCTTCGCAATCAGATCAAGCGTCAGGGTGCCCAGTGAGTTGGCCATTCATTGTCTCCAAGATAATCAGGCCCACGCCTCCATCGCTTCCTCAAGGCTCAGTTCGCGGGAAGCCTCATGGGGCAGGAAGTCGGAAAGCTTGAAATCGCTGTCCTTGGAAATCCTGTTGGCATAGATGGTGGTCAGCAACGCCACCGCCCGCTCGATGCGAGCAGCGGGGTTCAGCGATCCGCGCTCGCGCCGGTACTTGGCCCACCGGTTAAACTCACGAAGACTCAGTCGCTCTTGGGCTTCCGCGATCGTGCAGCCGAACGTGATCGCGAGTTCGTGCCAGAGCTCTTCGATGGCGGTGAAGTCGTCGTCTTTCCCAGGTTGTTCACCTCGAAGATGGCCGCCAGCAGCGCAACCGTCAGCCGACCATCCAGGGCGCCGCGCTCAGGATCGGCAGTGCCGGTGATATCGCCCACGGTGAAGATAGGATTGCCTTCTTCATCGCAGACGCTCGCGGCAATACGGCCCGCGAGGTTGTCATGCTTTCCGTTCAGAGCGTTGACATCGCTGACAGCGGCTTGATAGCCCAGCGGGCGGATGAACACGGTGGCGGTGTATTCATCGTCGCCCTGCGACCACTTGATTTCCTTCTCGACCGGGCGCCCAGTGAAAGCGCCCACCGATTTCAGGCTTTCCAGAGTGAGTTTCATGCGCCGGCCTGCGTGGTTTTTGGAATCCAGGCCGAACCGCCAGACCGCTGAATCGTTGCGGCGGTGCTGACTACTGTGTTCGCCGCGAAGTCGAAGGGGAAGTCCGACACGTACCCCCGAAACACGAACCAAGTCCGTGAAGTCGGCAATTCGAAGTCATCACCATCGGCATTCACAGTCGGAGGCGCTTTTCCATCGGACCAACCTACAGCCCAGTTGATGGTTGTATCGCCATCAGCCTCGGACAACTGATGCAGCCGGATGTGACTGGCGTTGTTCGGGTCTGCGTTGACGGTCAACGAGGCCTGACCCGGCGTTCGCAGGCCTTTCTTATAGCTGCGCTCCTGATCCTCAAGGCACGTGTCCTCGATCTGGTCAGCGGGAGCGCCGCCTGGGCTGAACGCCGTCGCGCACTCGATCGCCAGCACAGTCCGAGCACCGTTGCCATTGAGCGGGGGCACCAGGGCGTAAATCTGGGTTCCTTGGGACAGAATCGACATGGTGATCTCCAAATGTCGGGCATAAAAAAACCCGCACAAGGCGGGCCGGATGGTTTGGGTGTGACTATCGGGGGACGAGCCAGTCGATATCGAAGCTGGATCGGTAGAGCTTTGTTTCGGTGTCCTTGCTCTCGCCGCCCCAGCGCGTCACGTAGGCTTGCAACTCGATGGCGGTACTGATGGCCGTGGTCACAGCGCGGGCCGAAGCAGCGGTGGCGCCGTAGACGTCCACCTGCAGGGTGTAGCCGTCCAAGTCTGGGCGACCGGCCAGGTAGTTCTCGGGGCTTCCGGTAACCAGTTGCCAGACCGCATAAGGCTTGGCGACCCCCTCGGGAGCTTCCCCGAACGGGTAAAGCCGGGTGGGCGACACGCCCAGGAGCGCAGTCACGCCAGCATCGGCGGCGCACACGGCAAAGATAGGGGCTGAATTCACGCTGTCGTTCCTTTCTTTGTCGCGCGCCGGATCGCCCGGTCTATGGCTTTTTCGTATTCGGTGACGAAGGTGTTGGTCACCTCGCTGATGTGATCAGCCAAGGCTTTGCGCATGAACGGCTGCGCACGCATCTTCGCCGTGCCGAACTCCAGCAACCGCCAGTGGGGTGTTGGTGCATTCGCGCTGGTGTCGCCGCCATTCTTCAAGACAGCGCCGTGCAGCACGCCGACCCTGAATCCCAGGTCGCCGCTGCTCTTGAACAGTCGGCCGTTCCAGCGGAGCGCGATGTTGGCAGCGATGGATCGGCCCGTTGCCGGGTCGTCGATCCGCTGCGCGCCTTCCTTGGCCTTGTTGGCCACAATTTGAGCGGCCTTGCGGAGCGCCGAGCGCCCGCCTTTGCGCTTGGCGTCATAGCTGATCGCCTCAAGCTTGGAAACCAACGAATCGATTCCCTCGAGCTTGAACTCGACACCGTCAGCCATCGTTCACCCCTTTCGCCACCATAATGGTGAGGTACTCCAGGCCAGAGTCTGGGTCCGGCAGCGCCGGGCCCTTGATGTCGTAGACCTCGCCTCGGTAGATGATCCGCATGGTTGGCAGCACGCCGAGGCGGTATCGAATCACGATGCGAGCCGTCGCCTCGGACTGGGCTGCCTGCGCCGCAAACAGCAGGCGGGCACTGAGCGGTGTTACTGAAGCAGGGACCTTTCGCCAGACCGTTGCCCAACCATGCACCATCTCGCCGGTAACAGGGTCCTGCACCTCGCCCTGGATCTGGAAATCGATGCGGTGCCGCAGCTTGCCAGCCTGCATCACACACCCATCTTGATGCGGTATGGCATCAGCAATGGTCTGGAACCCATGGGCATTTCAGCAACCGCACTGCCTACAATGACATCCTCACGGTTCGCAAAGAGGTGTCCGAGAATCAGGAGGCAAGCGGCTTGAATTGCGGGGTTGAGGACGACGCCATAAACACGGCTATCTGCGTCGACGAGCGCGACCCCGTAAATGAACTCGGCATCCTTGATCGCGGATTGCCGGTCACAGCCGGCGCTAACCTCATCGGCAGCGGCGATCGATTGTTCGTAAACGGCTCGTGCATTGGCCCGCAGTTCTGGAACGAGAAGCCGGTCCGCATCCAAAGATACTTGATCGGCATAGATACGACGCTGGATGAACTGCGCGGCCGACTCCTCCGCTGCATCAAGCATGGCTTGAACGAGATCCTGATCTTCAGGCTCGGCCAGCAGATGGTGCATAGCGGTTTCGATGTCGATCGCGCTCATTTTCAGGAGTCCTTGGCTTTGGCGGATGGCTTGGCCTGTGGCTTCGTCGGCGGTTTTTCGGGTTCCTCAGCGCTTTCGATGGGAGCCTCGCCGACGATCTCGCAGAGACCTTGCTGCATCAGTTCCTTCGCCAACGACTGCGGCGCGGGATAAGGATCGTCGTTGCGCTTGCGGACCTTCCCACGATCTTCATAGCTGCGCAGCGGCTTGATCAGTACATCAGCCATACAAACCTCCAAATGGCCGGTTTCCCGGCCGGTAGATTGATTACTCGGTCAGAGAACCGGTCACGAAAGCCTCGGTGCGATAGATCGCAAAGGCCAGACGCTCTTCCGCACGAATGGTCGCCATGTTCTTCTCGAAGTCGTCGGCGTTCTCGGTCGAAATGAGGATTTCGATTTCCATGCGATCGAAGATCTGCGCGCCGAGTTTGAAAGCGCCCACCAAGAAATCGTCCTGCGTCATAGCCTGGGTGGACACAACTGGGCGATTCCACAGGCGCGGGGTGGTGCCATCTTGAGGCTCGCCGATGATGTAGCGCCCTTCCCCATCCTTCGTCAGCTCGATGGCTGCCCAGTCGATCGGGTTGATGACGATACCGTCAGATGGGAACTCAGCCAGTTCAGCCTGCAGCAGTGCTAGGCGAAGACGGTCGATCCGCTGTTCCCCGACAACAGTCACCCCTGCAGGCGCGGCGTAGGCCTGAGCGACCGTCATGAGTCCTTGCAAGTTGGCACCGGTACCGTTGCCATACAGCAACTGGGCTTCCTCAGCCATCAGGAGGCCGTACCGCGCCCGGGCATCGATGTAGCTCTGCAAAGCCGCGGCGTCGTCCAGGATCTGGCGACTTGCCTTGAAGAGGTGCGCGATGGTGCGCACGTTCGCCGTCGCCAAAGCGAACTGAATGTCCGAGTACGGCTTCGCAGTGGTCTCGGCCACAGGAGCGGCGTTGTTGGTGAAGCCGGTTTCGCGGACGTACTCAATCGAGTTGCTATCCGTGGTGCCAGGTGCGACGAGGTCACGAATCGTGAGGCGACGCTGTGGTGGAGCGATCACGCCCGGCTGGCGGTCGGTCTGAACCAGGCTGCCGCTCGAGGCGGTGGTAATCGCTGCACGCGGGACAGAAATGCGACGCGAACCGCGGAAGGAGGAACTGACGCCCTCCATCTCCGAACTGGCAACGACCAGCTGGCCGGCGCTCTGAATCGGTTCGCTGCGCGGAGTGCTGGAACTTGCATTGACCAGCTTCTGTTCGGCTTCCAGCACGCGCGCCTGGAGCTCGCCCTGCTTGGTCAGCAGTTCGTCAACCTTGGCGCGGGTTTCCGCCTGCATTTCGCCGTGCCGCGTGATTTCCTTCTGGCTGGCTTCCGCCTGGGCCTTGATTTGATCGCCAATGCCTTTGAGGCTGGCGTTGAGCTCTTTGACTTGGGCTTCGAAGTCCATGGTCATTTTCCTTTGAGGGATTTAAGAAGGTCGGTTGCCGCGCTCAGAGAGGCGGAAAGGTCTGGCGCGACAGCGCGAGGCTTGTCGGTCGGGGCAGCGTCATGCGTGCCCCCGCCAGCAGCGCGAAGCGTGCTGGACTTGAAATTTGCGAAGAGTTCGCGGCGTTCGTTGCGCGTAACACCGGCTTTAGCGAGTGCCACGTCCATCGCTTTGAGGGCGTTCGTCTGCTGGCTGGCCTCGTCCTCACGCTCGACGACTTCGTCGGCTGTGAGCAGCCCGGTAGCAAAGCCCAGTTCCAGAGCACGCTTGCCGCGAATGTACGTTTCGTCGTCCATCATCTCGGCGATGTCGGCGGCGGGCTGTCCGCTCGTTTCGGCGTACAGATCAACCATGGCCGCGTCGAACTCCTGCATGTCATCAGCCACGTCACGCAGGTAGTTGCGATTGCCCGCCAACAGCGTCCAGCAGTTGTGAATCATGAGGAATGCGCTTGAAGCGACTTGCCGTTTGGCACCTGCGAGATAAACGATAGAGGCCGCGCTGGCGGCCATACCGAGAACCTTGGTCGTGACTTCCTGACTGTGCTCACGCAGGCGGTTATAGATGGCGATGCCTTCGAACATATCGCCACCTGGAGAGTTGATGTAGACGGTGACCGGCTTGTCGCCTATGGCGCGCAGCGCCGCGTCAATCCGGTTAACCGTCACGCCCTCGCCATACCAGTCTTCGCCGATCACCCCGTAGATGGTGATGGTGTCGGATGAGGTCTCCACCGCCGCGCGTAGAGCCGGATTCCATTTTTCGAGCGCACGCGGGCTCAGCTCGCAGCGGAAGGTGCCAGCTTTCACGTTCAGTTGCATGAGTTACTCCTTGGAAGGTTCCGGCTGGGTGAGCCAGTTCTGCAGAGCAGCCCTTGCGGCTTGCCCGTCATTCTCTTGACCGAGTTGGTCAATGGGTGAAAGGTTGGTTTGCACGGTCAGGACATCAGCATTGCCACCGCGCCGGGGCAGGTTCTCCCGAATTCGGCAATCATCACGGGTGTAGATACCGTTCTGGACCATTTGCGAGTAGAAGGCAGCCCTGGCTGCGCTGTCAGCACGAAGTAATCCTTCGATTGAATATTCCGGGTAGATCACGCGCCGATCACCAGGCGACAGCAGGCTGCGGCTTATGCCTTCCTCGATCCGGCGCATGTAGGCCCGCAACGTGAAAGTCAGGAAACGCAGCAGCTTCTGTTCGAGCCCGGTGCCCCAGTTCGATGCCTTGTCGCTATAGCCCACTAGTGTCGGGTCAACCATGAAAAAGCGGCAAATATCCTCGGCGCTGAACTCGCGAGACTCGAGCAATTGCGCGTCCACAGGGTTGATTCCAATGGTCTTGGCGCTGACGCCCTTCTCCAAGACCGGGGATTTCCCAGCGTTCATTGCCCCGGAAATCATCTGAACGTAGTCGCGGAATTCGTCTCGCTGCTGCTTGTTGAGCGTCGCGTCAACCTCGAATGCCACGGTCTGGTGTAAGCCGTTCTTGAACGTGGCACCTGCCACATCCTCGGCTGACATCGCCGAGCCAAACACATCCGCACCGTAGGCAATCGGTGAAAGCCCGACTTGGCCATCGAGCGAGAATGCCGGGATGTGCATCATGTCCTGGGAGGGTATCTGGCGGCGGTCACCTTTCGGTGGTCGGTACCAGTACATCAGATTCCCTTTATCGTCGACGTCCAGATCGACGCGATTGGGCATCAGGAAGTCCAACGCGACGATGCGAGTGCCCAAGCGCTGGATTTCAACGTAAGCGTTGCCGCGCAGGAGCATCGAGGCGACCACAGCTTCCCAGAACTGCACGGCAGTCATCCGGCTGTTTGGGCTGTTACGCAGAAGCCAGTGGAGGTCGTTGCCGCTTTCCGTCTGCCGCCCACCGTCATCCATCTTGCGGTAGAGGCCGAGCGGCAAAGTGGCAATGGTTTCTGAAATCAGTCGTACACAGGACCAGCAAGCCGTCAGACGCATGGCCTTGTTCACGGTTACCGACTTACCACTCGACGAGGTGCCGAAGTACTGCCCCCAAAATCCCCCATCCGTCATCCGAATGGTCTTTCCGACCCACTCGGTCAACGAAGCCCGGGGAGCACTGGCGGCCGCGGTGAGAACGCGGGAAAGGGTTTTACTCACTGCTCAACCCTCTGCGGATGAACGCCGCTGCAACAAAACAACAGACAGCGCCCGTAATAAGAGCCCAACCGGTTCCGGCCAGGTTGTAGACGCCCGAGGTGACCAGGCCAAAGCCACACAGAGCTGCGGTCAGATAAAGGATGGTTGGCGTGTTCATTGGTAGATAGGGTCTCGGATAGAAGCCATAAGTTGTTCAGCGCCACCGCTGCCCTGAGCGACAATCCGCAACACACTGCCGATGGCCATGATCACCGCAACGGCTCCGTCGATCTTGTTGTCATCGCCTTGCTTGATCGGACGGACCACATCGTCATTGCCTGGGAGGTTCTTGCCGATGACGTTGCCGATACACCAGGTCATGATCGGATTGCCGTCATGATGGAAGCGACCGGCAGTGATGGCCGCCTCGAGCTCCTTCGTGGGATCCGACATGTTGGTGTAGTTCTGGGTGATCGTGATCGGGTTGAATCCTTCATCATCAAGGTCGTGGCTCAATCCTGTCGCGCCATGTGGGTCGATTGGTGATTCGCGAAGTGGAGCTTGGTGATTTGCCTCCTTGGTGTCCTCAAGGATCTCGCGGTAGTCGATCTCGGCGCCGTCGGTCACTTCCAAGTGGCCGGAGTTGATCCATGCCTGGTACCGCTCCGACATACGCTTGTTGTCGCTGTTGTAAACGGTGTCGTACGGAACCCAGAATTTCGGCCCGACGCTGTAGTAATGGATTTTTCCGTCAATTACCCGCCAGAACAGACGCGCCCTTGAGTTCATGTCCAACTTGCGGGCCAAGTCGAATGACGCGATCCACTCTTGCCCTTCGAACTGCTCGAGCGTCAGCGTCTTGTCTTCGCAAGATTTCCAGTCCTCCATGTTGAAGAAGCCGGACTTCGCGCTAACCCACAGGTTTAGGTGCTTCGTTTTGAACGTGTTGGTGAATCGGGCGGACCGAATTGCCCGGGCCTGCTGACTCTCCAAGTACTCTTGGAACACCGACACCCCATGGTTCGGGTTGGCCTTGGCCAACATCTTCGGGTCGGTCCAGTCGTCGCCTTCATCCAAGGTCCAGATGAAACCGAAAAGCTCTTCGTCGGGGACGGTGCCCTCGAGCATTTCGATGACCTGGCGTCGCTTGTCGTAGCAAGGGCCTTCGATATCGGCGCCGGCGGTGGTGATGATGAACATCAGCGGCTGGCGACGGGCGCCCATGCCGGTAAGCATGGTGTCGTATTGAGCAGAAGTCCGGTGTTCGTGGTATTCGTCCACGATCGCGCAACTGGGCGAGGCACCATCGCCGGGGTCGCCGATCAGCGGCTCGAAGCGGCTAAAGTCGGACGGAATGTTCATGTTCGAGGCGTTGACCTCAATTCCTGCCGCCTTGACCAGCATCGGAGACTTGCTGACCATCAGCTTTGCGGGCCTGAAAACCTCCCACGCCTGCTTCTCAGTCGTCGCACCGGAATAGACCTCGGCGCCGTACTCCCCGTCCGCAACGAACATGCTGATGCCGACACCGGCCGCGATGACCGATTTTCCGTTCTTGCGCGGCACTTCCCAGTAGCTTTCGCGGAAACGGCGGTGGCCGCCCTTCTTCCGAACCCAGCCGAACGTGACCGCCATGCCGAACAGTTGCCACGGCTCAAGCGTGATGAGTTGGCGTTTGAACGCCCACTCGCCCTTGGTGTGCGGAAGGAGCTGAATCAGCTTGAGCTTTTTCTCTGCCTTGGCCGGGTCGAACTTAAACCGATACCCGCGTTTGCGGCTGGCTGCCAAGTCGTCAAAGTGGCGTTGGATAGCCAAGTGGATAAAGCGGCAGGCCGGGACCTTTCCTCGGAGCACAGACCGACCCCACGCCATCGCCTTGTCGACGTTGGGGTGCAGGGCCTTGGGCATCTATGAACTCAAAAGTTTGGCAAATTCGTTGGTTTCTTTTTCCTTGTTCCCGCCTATCAAACGCGTCCGACTGGCAGGATCCAGGCCGAGCATTGAGCCGAAGGTCACCATCTGCCGCATCGTCTCGTTCGCCGCGGTGAGTGCGGGGTTTTTCACCGGTCCGCCGGTGGCGCCGGCGACCACAATGCCATGCTTCTCCACCGACTCCTGCGCCATCCGCCAGTTGTCATAAGCTACGCAGAAGGCTTCAACGTTATGCAGATCGGTCAGGGCAACGACCTTCTCCCGCAACAGCTCTGGCACGATCATTTTCCACATCGTGGCAGCGCGCTCGCTCAGCCACCCGGGCGGATCGACATTTTGCACCGTCGAAAAGTTTGGCTCAGACGTGTTCAACGCACGCTTGCCAGGGTTTCCGGCCAGTGCTTTCTTCGCCGTCGGCTTGGGTTTGCGACCACGGCCGGCGACCGTGGCGGTGCCTCCCATCGCGCAACTCCTAAACTTTTAATTTCGCGGGTGTGAAAAAACGATTGAGGGCGCGGTCTAGAAGCGGAAGGCACTAGACTTTTGACCCTCCCCCACCCCAGAAACGAGAATTCGTCTCATTTCAAGCTTTTTTTTCTGATTTTTCGAGACTTTTTTGGGATTCAGCGCCTCGCGTTACCGAATCCGCCATCCTCGGCAGCCGTCTTCGCCGAATGGCACGGCCCGCAGAGGCTCTGCCAGTTGGTGCGGTCCCAGAACAGCTCCATGTCACCCTTGTGCGGTGTGATGTGGTCTACGTCGCTCGCCGCAGTCACCCTGCCCCGACTCTCGCAGCGAACACACAGCGGATGCTTGGCCAGCCACCCTGCCCTAGCCTGCTGCCACTTGTAGCCGTAGCCACGCGCAGCGCTTGTCTCGCGGGGCTTCTCACGGACATGGCTCTTGAGCAGGTGGAGGTGGGCATCACAGTACCGAGGGTTCCGGGTCAGTGCCTTGCAGCCTTGGGCGTTGCATGGCTTCTGTGGCCTCAACGGCATGGCGTGCCATCCATGTAACGCAATGGCTGAGCGTCAGGATCTTCCGGTTCCTCCGCCATCGCTTGAATCAGTAAGTCGAGTCGTGCGGCTATCTGGGCCATCGCCTGGGCTTGAGCCTCCTGTGCTGCCACGGTCCTTTCCAACAACGAGATCACGCGCTCGTTCATAACCAATCCTCGACCACTTCTTGATCCAATCGCGCCGGGCGGCGCATCCACTGCAGCTCATCTCATTCCTGCCCGAGCAACCGCTGCGTTTCCTTCAACGCCAGAGCGTGAAGCACGGCGACGATGTAGCCATTGGGCAAACCACCAGTCTTGGCGTTGATGATGGCCGCGTTGATCGCCCGTTCTAGGTGTCCGACCTCAGCATTCACGTTTACGGCCTGTGCCGCTTCGGGCGCGGGTGCCGTTGGTTGGTGTACGTTTTTCGGTGCTCTGGCCATATAAGGTTGCTCCGGTGTGTGCGGCAAGAATCAGGCGCATCTCGTCGATTGAGTTGACTTGGTGCTGCACTTGAGCCCGATGTTTGGCATAGTCGCCACCCACTGACAGACCATATCAACGGGCGTAAGCCAGCGCGGCCGTGAGGACAGCGCCGCGCTTTTGATGGAAATCTAAGCGATGATTCACGACGATCTACCAGCTCGGCCGGCTAGCTCCGGTTCAGCGATGCTGGTCGAAGATGACCCTCTACAGTTAGACGCCATGGTCGAACTGGTCACAGAGCTTGGCTTCAGGCCATTGATTTTCAGCAATGCGGACGAAGCATTGGAATTTATGCGTGAAGGGGGCAGTGAGATCCGATTGCTGTGGACTGACTTCCATATGCCGGGAACGGCAAACGGGGGGAAGTTGGCAGTCGAAGCAATGTCGGTAATCCCTGGACTTCCTATCGTCGTTACGTCTGGCGTGAGGGGCGCGGCTTACAGGCTGGAATCAGGTATCACATACGTTTCCAAGCCTTGGTCTGTTGAAATCATGGAGGCACTGATTTTGCGCCTCACAGCCAGCTAATGGCCTTCGTATGTTGCTGCCGCGGATACAGCGAGCGCGGCTGGCATTATCCCCCACATCATATTCGAGGAATCCGGAGTGGATGCCCTTACTGAACTATCAAGACTTCACACTGTTCTCGAGGCTCAAATGACAGCTTTGAACTCGATCACGGAGGGCCCAGTAACTGACCCCAGGTTCATTAGCGCAGTATCTATCCTGCTTGACGCCAACAGTAAGCTAAAAGCACAGCTAAAAAATTATCCCCGCACGGCGAGACCAATCACAGCGATGGGCAAGCCTCAATTACGACTGGTGAAATGAGCCTAGCTTACTGTCACTTCGATTTACTGCGCTGAATCTGGGCATCGACCTGATCGGCGCAGGTGTCTAACAGGTTTACCGCCCGATCCTTCAAAGCCCAAAGATCGCCGTTTAGTACGAGGTCCTCATCCTTCTCGTTGATCCGCTCACATGGAACCAGTTGAGGGGGTTCGAGCCTCACCGTGGTCGTCCTTACCGGCGGCGGGCTTGCCGCGCAGGCCGTCAGGCAGAGGCTGATCAGCCCACTTGCGAACGGCCGGGCTCTTACGCTTGAGGTCTTCAAAGTCTTTCCTCGCTTTCAGGGCTTTTTGTTCGCTGGCCTTGAGCCGACTATTGAGGTCCGCTTGGTATGCCTTGTTGCGGTCGATCTCCGCACGCAGTGTGGTGATGGTGGACTGGCTTTCAAGGTTGGCTGCGACGGCCTGCTGTCTCGCCTGGGTTTCGACAGCCACCTCACCCCGTAAAGCGATCACTCGAAACTGCTGCAGGCCGACAAGCAAGACGGCGACCAGCGTAATGATGAATGCAGCGGCGATTGCTTTCATGGCGTCTCCGCCTTGCGACCCAAGAACTTAATGATCAACTCTCTAATCGCTGTAACGCCAATGAAGCCGATCGCGCCACCGGCGCCGACCGAAAGGCTGGACGGCCAGGCCATCCACTCAATGACGCTGCTGGCCGATAGACTCAGGCCGCCACACATCAACGCCTCAAGCAGCACACGCCACTTGTTCGCCTCCTTGCCCTCGTAGAGCACGCGAAGCATCGAGATGGTTGCAGCCATGATTGCCCCCTGCCAAAGCGGCGTGGAGAGGATCAGCCAGACGTGCGCCCAGAAGTCAGGAGTTTTTTCTGGCATGTTCGTCGACATCCGACAGACCACCCTTTCGGGATCGCAAAAAGAAGAAGCCCCGGCGTGTAGCCGAGGCTCGTATGGACAACTTGTCAAACGTTCGCCCAGTCAAATAGATAAGTCCGTTACTCGATTCGATTGAATTTCTATACCTCTGCTCACTCCCTTGCTCTGGTATCCACGAAGCCAAGGAGTCTCCCAAATGGCACAGGAACAACATTACCGAATCGACTATCTGCTCGATGGCGTTTACAAGACTTTCTATATTCGAGCGGCAAAGATGGACAACGCCGAAGCATGGCACTGGGCGACTGTCGACGCAGGGTTCGGCCAACTGCCTAAATATCGATCAGATCCCACACCCAAGCTGACCCGACCCAAAGCAGAAAGGTTGGGTGTGACAAACGTTGAATGGTCCAGAGCGTGAGGCCGGGCTCTTTTGATCACCCTAGGTCGTATCTGAATTCCCATTGGAGATGGCGCACATGGCTGTAACGCTGAAGAAACTCGAAAAGGATGACCGTCCGGAATACTTTCGCGCACAGCAGATAGATCCTGTATTTCAGGTGACGGCGGCAGATGGCCAAGTATTTTATGAGGACTCCGAAGAAGATGCGGCAGCACTCGTTACTCGGCTGCACGTCGAAGACCAGCGGGAAAATACTCCCCGCACATAGCCGCTGGAGATATCACTACTCGAGATCCAAGCTTTGAGCCGGTCCAGCGTGCAGCAGCCCATCAGTTGCTAAGGTCCGAGGGAGATTGCATGTCTTCCCACGCTGCCCGCCCAAGCCACCCCGGAGCAACAGAGGGTCAAGGCGCTTAGGCTGCCGGAGTTGTTTCGCTCGTCGCACTGTCCGGCTATCGATGTTCAGGCCTTGCCCGAAGGCCCACACTAACTGTGGCGTCCCATAATAATAATTAAATTAACTTGACCGTTAGGCCCAATGGGCCTAATATACAACGCATGGGAAGCGCATATCGCCCGGCCCGACAACCCCAAGGGGAAGCACATGAGCAACGCAATGACCACCGCCGAACTCGAAAAGATTCACTCCGAGATCGCGAAGCTGATGGCAGAGACCAGCAAGCTGAACGCGGAAACCACGAAACTGCGCGCCGAGTCGGGCAAGTTGAGCCGGGAAATGTTCTGGTATCCAGTGGCCATTGCATCCGGCCTTGTGGGCGCGGTGGCAGCAGCCACGCTGGCACTGACCAAATACTTTTCCTGATACCTGAGCCCCGCGAAAGCGGGGTTTCTCTTAAGGCCAACATGAAAATCATCAAGCACTACACGCCGCCCTCAACTTCCGATCTAGAAACGCTGAAGGGCGAGCTGGGTAAAACCGGCAATGAGATGGCGGCGATTGCAGGGCTGTCCGATGGTCGTCAGTGGCGCAAGTACACTGGCGGGGCGAGCCCTCGCGAACTGAGCGCGCAAATGCTGTTTTTTATCGCGGCGAGGCTGACATTGCCGGAGGAACAGCTTGATGCAATCTACGAACAGATGCGCACGCTTGGCGCCGAACTAGAATTCGACGGGGATATCAACTGAGGTTCAGTCGTCAATTTCCTCGGGTGATCGTGCACGCTTCTCTTGCATTGTCAGGTCACCCCAGAATTTGCGGGGATTGCCACACATCCAGCAAGAACAAACCTTTCCGTGATTTGCGAATACGCCTACATCACGGGGGGATGCATCCCATGACTTAGTTTTTTGAAACTCGCGAAATTTTGCCTTGATGCGGCGGCTGTCGTATCGCCTCTGTGCTCTTGTCATATCAGTTTCCATTGGTCTGAGATGACAAAGCCCCGGCAGATTTCTCTGGCGAGGCTGGCGGAGCAATCCTACACACGCAGGAATGACAGGATGGGAATAATTTCGCTCAACCGCTCACTGATGTCAACTGGCTGTTACGCAACTTCGTCAAGAAGTACTCCCTCGGCCCTAAGGATACTCTCTGCATGAGCGAGTGCCTCGTCCTTCATCTCATCAAGCGTGGTGAATATGTTTTGCCTCCAGCGCCGACGTGTGGATTCGGGGGCACCGTTTACATCCCATGTATTCATGTCATAGAAGCTGTCAGGCAGCACTATCATGTCGGCAGACCGCGAGTTCGCTTTCTTCTGCTCGGCGAGGCCCGCAGCGATTGCAGCCTTAACTGCCGCATCCCGGCGCCACTCAGACGCATCGATTGGCAACTCGACAGTCACCGACTTTTGCTTGAGCCGCGCACCCGGCAGCTTCGGGATAGCCCAGGCCGTCACCGCCTTAAACAAGAACAAAGGGGGCGCACTGCTGGCTACGACCGCTTTTAGATGGGCAATAGCCTCAACTTTCCGTTGCTTGTGGGTGGAATATTTCGCCGCCAATGCGTTCCAGTGCCGGGGAAGTAGCAGGTGATGAAGGCGGGCTGCGATCCAATCATCGACAAGCCCGCGATCTAGAGATCCCGCGCTACCACGCGCCAGACTTGCCAAGTCGCCGGGCTCATGGGGGTTATAAAGTTTTTGCCAGGCCTGCCCTGCCGTTCGTGATTTTGCCTCGGCAGCCATCGCCGAAACGACTGCGCTCGAAACGCTGGTATAGATCATGGTCAGTCCCCCGTGTAATTCGTGCTACCGGCGCCCCGGCGGTTGTTCTGTTCGTACTGATCCTGTGCCCCACCCTGCCCGTGCCGCGCCCGGTTCAACTCGGCGGCCATGTTGCGCAGCTTCATGTTCAGTTGCGTTACCAGCTCCTCGAGCGGCAGCGCGTCGCCGGTAACCTGGCAAACCCAGCCGGAGGCGTAGCACGCGGTGCAATCCAACTGATGGAAAACTCCGCTGACGACGCCTGTCCCGCGGCAAGTACCGCACTCCATTAGCGGTTTGAGTTCACGTCGAAAGGCGGGTCCATGGCTCTTTTTCATCATTTCAAAACCTCGCCATTCACAATGTTTGAATATGCCTCGCAGGCCCCGCCGTTCATGGTTTGCGCAGGGTTTTGCGAATCTTCATATTGGGCGTCTGTCAGGTTGTGAACAGCCTTGAAGCCACGCTCATCTAACCAGTTGTGCCACTTCACCAAGGCGGCCAGACGCTGCTCGCGGGCCTGGGTGTTGATGTAGGTGCTGGCGATCTTGCCCAGCGAATGGTTCAGCAGCATTTCGCCGATGTGGCCGTCGATGCCCAGATCAGTCCACGCCGTGCGTGCCACCTTGCGCAGGTCGTGGCTTGTCCACTCACCCTGCCCGATCCGGTTGAACACCGCGCTCGCCTGCCCTTCGCTCAGTGCCCGGCCACGCCGTGAAGGGAACAGGTAGATGCCTTCATAGCCCTGGGCGATCTGCACTGCGCGGTAACGGCTCAGCATGGCCTTGGCCTGTGCGGTCAGGGGCAAGCGATGCTCGGTGCGGGTCTTGGTGTTCTCGGCAGGGATGAACCATTCGGCATCGGTGATCGATATGTCTGCCCAGCGCGCCTGCCGGGTCTCACCGACACGCGTCCCATGGCACAGCATCATCAGCGCCAGCATGGCCTCGCCCGGCTGCTGTTCGAAGTGGTCGGCCAGCATGGGCACCACATCGATCAAGTGCACGCCGCGCAGGCGTGCCGCCTTCGGTACAATCCGCGCCTTGGTGAAGTCGACGAACTTGATCCCCGCCATGGGATTGCTGTCGATCAAGCCCAGCTTTTGCGCCTGGCGGAACGCAACTACCAGCAGGCCGAACAACTGCCGGACGTAGGACAGGGAAAGCTCCTGCTGCGCTGGCCACATCAATTCCTTGTCCAGAGCGGCTGCATTCAGGCTGCGAATCGGCGTCGAGTCCAGACGCGGCTTCAGGTGACACTTGATGGCCGACAACGAGCCGGTCTTACGCTTGGCGGACAGCGAACGATCACGGCTCATGCGGTCGCCGTACCAGTCAAGCAACTGGCCGCAGGTAGCAAGGCCGCCGACGGCGACAGCGGCGTCAGGGTCATTCAACAGTCGTTGACGCAGCGCAGGCAACTCGGCCACCACAGCAGCAGCGCCCAGTTCTGGCCACCGAGCGATGCGATTCCAAGCTTTGCCCTTGACCAGGTACCACGACCCGCGCTGACGATCCTGGCCGAAACGCAGGTACAGTCCCGGGTGACGTGGGTCGCGCAGGTCATGCACGGCGAGGTCGGCGGCTTGGCGGCGGATCTCGGCGTCGGACAATTTCACAGCGCGGGTCTTGCTCATGCGACCACCACAGTTTTCGGCAGTCGGAGATACGCCCGGATCTGCTCCATGGCGTCGAAGTGCCCCCGGCACACGATGGCGAGATAGCCCTGCTCGTTCAGGCGGCGGATGCAGGCTTGCTGGCTACTGGAGACAGCAGCGTCGTTTGGCGGAGTGGCCTTGAACTCGATGTACAAGCCGAAATACCCACCGCGGGCCATTGGCAGCACCAGGTCAGGTATGCCCGCCTTCACGCCCTGGCCCTTCAACTTCGCCGCGGTGGCCTTATGTCGATGCCCACCGTTGGGGACGTGGTAGATCAGTTCCGCTACCGCAGGCAGACGAAGCTCGATCTCACGCATCAGTGCCGCCTGCTCAAGTCCTTCACGATCCACCCGAGGCACTGAGCAGCTCTTCGGGAAGAGAGAATTCAAAGAACACCCCCGAACTGATAATCGACTGGCAACACCGGGTGGAAATAAGCTGACTCCAGCAAGAGGAACCCGTAATGCAGCGCTGCGGCGGCGATCGTGAGCATCAGATCAGCTCCTGGGGGATGTGGATGAATGGGCCGTGCTTGTGGGCGACCACCGTCCGGCAGATGGCAACGAGAGGATCACTGGCGTGGCGCCATTCGATAGGGGCGCCCGATGTTTCAACGCCAGCAGCCCAGGCGCCCGAGTCCGGCCGTAAGGCAACGCGGTTCTGCTCGATCACCGGGCCAACGTGGTGCCATTCAGTACTGGGCGAATACTTGGCCTGGCAGTGAATCAACTCATAACGCACGCGCCAGCCGTTGCCGTAGGCCGGCGGACACAGGGCGACACTGACGCCTTCCACTGCGGCCACTGCCCAATCAAGCGCTGCGCCTGTGAGCTCGCATACCGGCACCTCAACGAGTCCGCCCATTAGGCTGCACCGCCAATTTCTTTGAGCAAGCTCTGCAGTTGCTTGAGCTTGGCCGTGGCCTGGGCGCTGCCTTCGCGCTCAGCCTCCACCGATAGCGCGACTTCTTCGATGCGGGTCGCCATCGCCTTCATGCGGCCGCTGAACTCATCGGCCAGAGCCACGACCTCGGCGGACAGGCCTGCTAGAGCGTCAAGCGCGTTGACCTCAGGCTTCTTGATCGGCGTGACGACTTCGATTCCTGGCTTCTGCATGGGCGTTTCGATCCTGAGTTTTACTGTGGTTGCGTCGCGCTGATATTTGCTGCCCTGGGGCTCGCGGATAATTCCGGCGTCTTTTAGCTCGGCAAGCGCACGGCGCACCGCGTGAGCAGAAACTGACGTAGCGTTGGCCTTGAGGGCGGCGCAGTGGATGTCATGGGCGCTCCACGGCTCCTGGATGGGGACGTGCTGATAGATCTTTTGGGCAGTCGAGGACTGACCTGCCAAAAGCTGCTGAATGCGGGATTCCGTAAATGCCATTAGCTCACCTTCGCAGTTAGTTGAGCGGAGGAACTTGCGGCACGCATTGCCCGAATCTTTGCCAATGCGTTGTTGCCGACGTCCGGTGTACGGCGAGCAGCGACCTCGGCAGGCAGGGCCAGTGGCATCTTCTGGAGCGGCAAGCCTTCGATGAGACGGCGCACGGTGATGGCGTAATTGCGCTCGAACAGCCTCAGGCCGAGAGCGGTTTCAAGCTTGTTCAGGTTTTCAAACCCGCACTCTTTGGCCGTATGCCAAACGGCGTCGTGGCTCCACTTTCCCTGCCCGGCCATGCACGGATGGGCGTTGCGGCATGCTTCGCGGTGGGCAGCCTCAAGTGTCGGGAGTCCGAGCATCTCAGCGGTCGGAGTGCACCAGGCTATGAAAACGCCAGGTGCAGGTATGAAGTCGCGGCCCGACTGGCGAGCCCCCATCAAACCGAACTTCAGTTGGTCAAGGCTGCGAAGGCCCGCCTCCAGAAACGCCTGAAGCCATTCTTGTTTGGCTGATTTGTAGGCAGCCATGTCAGGCCAAGCCTGTTTCCATGCCGGGAAGATCGCTCGCAGTTGGCGGAACACGCCGTTGATTACCACGGCAGTTTCCCGATTGATCTCTGCCTGGACATCGGCAGGCAAGGCCTCATCCTTCCCGATGTATTGGCCTGACTGAACTTTGGCCCAAAGGCCAGTCGTAACGGCCGTCACGCTTTTCATTGGCCAACCCCTTGGTCATTCCAATCTGTTGCGTCGTCATCGAAATCCTGAAGGGACTGGCGCGGCGGGAATGGCACGACTCTGGCCGCTTTTGCAACGTCACGCTTTACCCAGCCAACCAGCGAGGCAACCCACTGCTTCTCGGTCTGAGCAAGACCTTTGGCTTCGTGGTGAAGCACAAAGCCGGATATCGCCTCTTGGGTGAAGATTGCGGCGCTCAACCCAGCTCGCATGGCGTACGCGCCAAGCAGTGCAGAGTCTGGAACCCAGTCCAGCGACATCGCGAAAGGCACGTGCGGAGAGTGTGTATAACTTCCATTCCCCTCCCCTTCCACTCCGGGGGGGATGCCTCCGATAGCGCTCGACGAATCGTCGTCGAGTTGTCGTGGAGTACTCGACGAGGTGTCGCCTACTGATGCCACATATGCAGGGTGTTTGATCGTAGGCTTGTCGATCTTCTGGTGATGCCAGCCGTTGACGTGAAGATAGAGCTTCGCCGAATGGGAGTAGATCGATATCAGACCTTTCGACTCCAGGTCGGCGATCAGGTCGGAAACCTGAGTAGAAGTTATGTCATCACCTGGGAAGACCAAAGCCTTCAAGGTTTTCGGGGACAGCGGATGATTGCCAGCGTCATCGCAGAAATTCCATATGCCAATGAACAGAAGGCGTGCAATCGGGCTGCACTCCATGACTTGCTCACTGGTCCAGAATTCCGGCTTGATCGAACGAATACGGGCCATTACTTGCCCTCCTGGAATATCTCAGCCAGACGCGTCAGACCTTTCGGAGTAACGAGGGGCTGAAATGCAGCGCGATCCGCGCCGGTTTCGGTGTCAGGGGTCAGCGCTGTGACTTTGTGCTTGAGGTAACCGGACTGGATGCGGGGCTGCATGGCGATCCAGCGCTTTGAACCGCCGCGCCGGAAGATCCACCGGTTCTGCTGCATCCAGTCGAAAAGCTTGTATGGGGCCATGCCCAGTTGTTTGGCGGCATCACTGATGCAGATCGCGCCCTCGGCGGCTGCCAATCGCTTGATCGCGGCGACCTTTGGCGCCTGCAACTCAATCAGTCCGAGCAGACGGCCATTCTCGCGAACTTGATCAGCGGCAAGCTGCAGGGCCTCGGCGAAGTTGGCGGGGATGCGCGGCGCGGCCTGCTCTTCCAGCTCGCGCCAGCGGCGAACAACAGCCATGCGCAGCGGGGCGCTGTAGCCGGTCAGTAGGCAATCGGTATGCTCGCGATCAAGCAGGTACTCGGTCTGTTTGCGGTTCTTGCCGTCCAGATAGATGCATCCAAATTTGGATGTATCTTCGTTGAGGTCGGCTAGCAGCTTTTCGATGTCGCGCTTCACATGGAAATGCTGTTTGCCAGTGAGCTCGGCAATCAGCCGGGACGACATGACCTGACGCGTCATGTTTTGCTTTATCGGGAAAACTGAGGAATCAGGCGGGCTATTGCTCTGAGTGGTCGTGGTGTGCATAATCGGACCTCACATGTGTTGTTGAAGAAGCCGGTCTAGCCACCGGCTTTTTTATTGCCCGCGATTCAGGCGACCTTCACCGATGCTTTCAAAGTGGCGAGGGCGTCCTCGGCATGGGCGATCTCTTTCAGAATCCGGGCGCGCTCGACTTGATCGACACGACCGTCCGCCATGGCGCTGTGCGTTTCTACGGTCACTTCAGCGAACTCAAGCGCGGCGCGCCCCAGCGCTTGATGGATGTCGATGGCGGCAGGCTGTACCAGCGGCACGATCGCATAGCCAAATTCGCCCGCTAATGCTTCGAGCGGACGCATATCGTTCGTGTGCAGCAACAATGCATAGAGGTGCTTGGCGTTGAACCAGGCGCCGTCGTAGTTCGCGTTGGCGCGCTGCAATAAGCTCACTGCCGGCATGTTCATCAAGGTCGCAAGGTTCTTGGTGTCCGCGTCCTCTACAACTGCGTCGCACGCTCTCAGAAATTCCTGCATTCCTAAAACCTCAAATTTGTTTATGTGGCGGCGTGCCACCACGCGTTTCAAAATGTTTCCATCAACCGATAAAGGACGCATCCATGACCAGCTGTTATGAATTGCGGGGCGAGATAACCGCCCTCTGCTGCTTTGAGGGTGTCCTTGCATCCACCCTGCCCCTGCCTCCTCAGTTGCGGCCCTGGCCTGCGTTTGAGTTAAAGGCCAGTCAGTTGCGTGATCAGTTGAGCGATGAAGCTCTGCGCGGCTTTGAGTAGGCGATGGTCTCGCTTCAGCTCGAAGCGCCGTTAGGCGGCTTCGGGTTTGGTAACGGCTTTGAACTGACCGTTCGTGAGGATCTGCAACTGAAACTGCCGACCTTCCGGCACTGTTTCGCCCCACATCGTCACCGCGCTGGGGCTGATTCCCAGCGCCTCGGCCAGCTTCGTTTTGCTGCCGAAGTGAGCAGCGACTTCTTTGGTTTTCATTTGACGTGGTCCTCACGTGATCTTGGCGTAATTTCAGCATTCTGAAATTGCTGAGTCAAGAGGAACCTTAAGCATGCTGCATGCTTAAATTCAGTTAACTTAATATCGGGCCTATGGATAGACACCAACGTATTGCCCGCGCCATTGAGTTGAGCGGTAAGAAGAAGGGCGAGATCGCTGCCGCTTGCGGCGTGGCGAACTCTGCAGTGACGCAATGGATTACTGGCGAGAGCAAAAGCTTGAAGCCCGAAAACCTTTACGCCCTGGCGAAAGCCACTGGTTTTCGTGCCGAGTGGCTGGCGATTGGCGAAGGCCCCGAGAAGGAACCAGATTCAAACGTCGCGATGACGAATCAGCCGGACATGATGTACCGCTACCCAGTCATTTCTTGGGTTGCCGCGGGTACTTGGGCTGAGGCAGTCGAACCATACCCGCCTGGGTTCTCCGATCATTACGAGATGTCGGAGTACGCCGCTAAAGGCCCGGCCTTCTGGCTTGAGGTCAAAGGCGACTCAATGACGTCACCTATTGGTCAGAGCGTCCCCGAGGGCAGTCTGATCCTGGTGGACACCGAAGCGGATGCCTACTCTGGCAAGCTGGTTATTGCGAAGCTATCGAACAGCGACAAGGCCACGTTCAAGAAGCTGGTGGATGATGGCGGACGGCGTTTCCTGAAGCCGTTGAACCCTGCCTACCCTATAGAGGCCTGCGAGGATGACTGCCGGATCATTGGTGTTGTGGTGCGAGCACTGATGAAACTTTGAGCAATGCTGGTTTAGCTCCAGCCTCGATATATTTTTTGGACCTAGATCAATGATGGACTCATGAGAAAAACGAAAATCGCAAGCCTGTTAATGCTTGCCCTGGTTGGAGGTTGTACCCATTCGACTCCGCAACTGTCTGAGGGCGCGAGCCGAAGATTAAACGCACCAATGCCCACGTCTGAAGCTCAACGTGTTTGGGAGTGCGCAGGAGTCAGCGGCACCGTCAAAGGGTTAGTTGTTTTGCTACAAATGCAGGGGAGACCTCCGAACTATGGCGGAGAAATGTGGGCTTTGCTGGAGCGAGCTAGGCGTTTACGTTGTACACAGGCAGAGATGGACGCACCTGATATGGGAAATTTTTCATACCCACCCGTTTCTCCGCGACCGAAGTGATTTGGTAATCTATACAACTTCAAACCCAAAGCACGTCTCAGCATTGTCAGATAATGCAACTTGGCCCGGCTCTGCGCCGGGCTTTTCGTGTCTGTCTACTGTTAAGTCTGTTTGGTCGGCTTTTTGGCCCTGCTGGTCTTCGCAGGATTGACCAAGGATGCGTCGAGACTTCCAGCCTCGCCATTTTTCGCAGCGACCAATGATACTCCCGTGACAGCGATAGCCAGACCAGGTAAACCCGCATTGAGGTGGCCTGTTGGGGAAACAGTGGTGCCGGAAGCGTTGAAGTGCACAGAGAGGCCCCAATGGCCTGTGTGGATATTCTGATCTCGCAGCAAGGCGATGATTAGGTCACGCACTGGAAAGGCCCTATCCTTTGTCACCATCTGTCTGCCTCCAATCAGTAAAGCTGAAAGCGTAGGCGATACGGACCGCAGGCGCTTCGTTATCCCTCCTCCTCTTCCTGCCTGCTACGCTTCCCTTCCGACGCGGAGGGTTCGCCATGCGCAACTTGGACATGCTTCCTAGCCTGCTGAAGGCTTTCAACGACAACCAAATCGCCCTGGCTGCGGCAATCGACGAAATTGCTGACTGGGCTGAGGACTCAGGTCATCTCCACTTGGCGGCAAAGGTGCGAACAGCCTTGAAGCCCATTGATGACAACTTGAAACAGGTGCTAATGACGTTAGTTCTACTGGAAGACTGAAACCACTCTAGCCCGCCACTCGCGGGCTTTTTTATGCCCGCAGTCCGAAAGAGTACATTTGTACTCTAAAGCTGTTGCCATTCATTTGGATCCTTTTTACTGTATATTCATACAGCAGTAGAAATGGAGGTTCACAATGCTTCAGCAGCCCGAGTTCACCCAGGTCAAGTCCCGCACCTACGAGCAAATCGGCCACCGCGTCAAAGAAATCATCAGCGATCCTAAGGTTCAGCGGGTCCAGTTCGTAACCGTTTCAAGACTGCCCAACGAGGGCAAGTCAGATTGGTGGCGACTGATGAATGAGATCGCCAGCACCCAGGGGATTCGGGTGCAAAGGCTGGACGAGGATTCGTTCAAGATCGGGTGGAAGGAATACTGCGAAGCGTGAAATGAGCCCGCCATGTGCGGGCTTTTGCTGCCTGATAATTTCAGCGTTCTGAAAATAATTATTCAGCATGCTTGACTACGAATTTCAGATTGCTTAAATTTCTCACATCGCGGCGATGCACCGCTCCGAACCGCTCTTTAAAAAACCGACGTAACCACCGCGACGTACCCATTGGGTCGGGAAAAGCTAAACCGTCGCCCACGCAGCCTCTGGATAGCTGCCGGGCTCGCCACATCGCGAGCACGCCAAACCGTGCAAGCCACCCGGGAAGAACACCGTCCACGAAATGTGTGACCTGGGCAGAGATATGAATCCGGCGCCGCGCATGGGATGGAACAAACGACAGAGGAGGAACCTGCCAATGAAGTAGCCAGACCAGCCGGAATACGGACCGGCAACCCACGACGGACTGCCCACCCCCACCGGGCCGCCGAGCTGCAGTTGACTGTCGTGTAGCGAATATCTGACCCCATGACCACACCGTGGAAGCCGATCTACGCGGAGTGAACAGGGAAGCTCAAGGCCAAACACACGAAAGCGCGAGGCCATCGGCGGCGTAGCGCTACAAGGTTTCACTGGCTGGCCTTCGAGGTTGAGGGCCAGACGGGAAATCAACCGGAGAAACCAAGATGCCGAATTGGGTAACAAACAAAGTCAGCGCTCCCAAGGAGGTGCTGCAATCGCTGATCAACACAGAGGGGCGAATCGACTTCAACACACTGATCACATTCGCTGGATCATTTCCTTGGAAGGGGATCGACAGTGCTGCCGAGCAGTGCGCTGAGGTCATCAGCGGCCAACCATTGAACGAACACCCGCTGATCGCATCCCTACAGCAATCAAATCGTCAGGGCGCCAACGCGCTGAACCTCAATGACGAGCAGTTTGAGCAGTTTGTGCAGATGCTGCGCAACAAGCGGCTGACCGGGCACTTTCACACCCTGGACTTCGCCAATGCCAACTGGGGTACGAAGTGGAACGCCTGTGATCAGGATCCCGATCTTGAATCTGGCACGCTGAAATTCGATACCGCATGGAGCTGTCCCGAGCCTGTCCTGAAAGCTCTGTCAGCCAAGCATCCCGAAGCAGAAATTTGCGTTGTTTATGCCGATGAAGACATAGGTAGCAACTGCGGAACGCTTAAGCTCAAGGCGGGCGAATTCGTGTTTCGGGACGAATCGCGGGGCTGGCACAAAATGTCGAAGGACGAACAAGAAAAGTGGCAGGCCTTTGCCTATGAAGTGAAAGGCTGGGATCCGGAGCCTGACAACGACTGAACCATCCTCCTGTGGATTCACAGAGTGCACGGCACCACTTAACCCTCACCCTGACGAGCATTAAGCGCGGTAATGCTCACCTGTGTGCGCTTTAAAAAACCTCGATGAGGTCGCATCGGAGAGTGACCGAAGCGTGCCCGAGCGGGCTGCAACGGTAGGATCGCAAAGACCCGTGAATGTCCTGGGCCGGTGTGTGCAAGACGGCCAACATCAAAAATCCGGCGGGAAACAAGCAGGAGTAGCGACCTGGTGTTTCGATCACTCTCCGATGCGGACGAGTCCACACCGCGCAGGCGGCCCCCTGCATCAAACCTGAAGACAGGCCAGCGCCCGCCATCATCCGGCGCGCACCAAGCGGAGGATTTGCAGCCATGAAATAACACTGCGAGCCCGGACTACCGCCCCACGCGGCTCCGGGATAACTGCCAACGTAGGGGGTAACCTCGTTGAGCCAGTGAGAAAAGAAAAAGCCCTGCGTCGACAGGGCTTTTTTTCGCCTCACGTTTATCCGCCAGCACTCTCACCTGCGCCCATCGGCAACAAGCAGGCGGCCAGAGTGCTGACGAATGAATGCAACCAACTGAGGGAAAGGACATGAATCAGACAATTCAGCAAAAGCGCGCCGTCCTCGACGTGCTGCGCCAGCGCGCCAAGCAAGCCACCGCAGAATTCAACGCAAAGCCGCGTTTCGTTGTGGTGCCGCATCAAAACAACCTGTTCGGCGTGCTCGACCGCAAGACCGGTGTGGAATGCGCCGAGGTCGCCGGGCACAACAGCGCGTGCCAGGCCGCGCAGAGCTTCGAAAACGTGGCTGACTTCACCCAGGCCGCCCAGATCAATGTCGGCAACTGCGCACGGCTCATGCTGCGCTGGATCGCCGTCGTCAGCTTGGTGACTCTCGGCTTCGTCGCCATGGGGTATCAGCCATGAACTTCGCTCCTCAAGCTGATCCGCGGCAACAGATCATCGCTGACCTCAATGCCCAGATCGCGCAATACCTGGCCACCGGCCAACGCGTTCAGAACATCCCGCCGGGCGTAAGCGGTGAGGTGCCTTTCACCGCCATCGGCAACCATCCCAAGAACCTTAAGCTGCGCCGCGATAAGCATGAGCCTCGCGTGCGTGAGCTGGCAGCCGCGGGCAATACCGCTTCGGCTATCGCTACAGCGATCGGTATCGACAGCCGGACCGTCCGGCGCATCGCCAAAGAACACGCCATCACCCTGACCGAACCGACCTGATGCGCAAGATCAACAAACTCGTACACCAGCGTCGACGACAGGGTTGGCTTGAACTGGAAGCGCAGCAGAGCAACGAGGCGCAGCATGGAAAAGAAAGGAGCCGCGAAGCACTCGGCGGATTACCGGGAGCGCCAGAACGCGGAGAAGGCACGCCTGGGCATCGAAACCGTGAAGGTGGACATGCCGATCGGTGTCAAATCGGGGATTACCAGAGCGATGAAGGACCACGGTTACAGCCAGATGCAGGAGCTTTGGCAAGATCTTGTGCTGTCCTTCCTGTCGATGCCACATGAGGAACAGACCAGGCGGCTGAGAAAGCCTGACGCGTCAGCTTTCGTGATAACTCCAAAGCTTGCGCGTCAGTTTGATCGAGGGTCGCGTCGGGAGTTAGCGCGCGATTCTGGTGACGCGACTTAGGATCGGTTGAAGTACTTTGCGGTCCAGTCTTGGGCAGCCTTGAGAGCTTCCTCCTTCGAAGGCCAGTTGCCTCGAAGTGTGTAGATGCGCTCTTCCCCTTCGCCATTCTGAAGCTTGGCGTCGATGTCTACACCGCCGACTGCTGAAGTTTGCGTATCGACTCTGTAAGTGAAGCGAACAAGCCTTTCCCCATAGCGGAAAGAGTTCGTTGGGTACTCTGGTCCTTCAAGCGGCACGAACATTTTTTTCTCCTTGTGCCCGGCCCCATGCCGGTAACCACGTATAGCCCACCACCAACCTATTCGCCACCGAACTTTCGGAGGCTTGATCCCGCACGGAGCATTGCCATGCAAATCGAACGATCTGGTGTCATCACATTCGGTGACGCGAACTTCTATGTTCGCACTGAGGGCTACCCACACGGCGCGCCTTGGAAAGAACAGAAAGCTTGGGAAAGCAGATTCAAGCGTGAGGTTTTCGCACGCATCGTTCAGCAACTGAACCGCATGGGCTGGTCGTGCAAGCTCCCTGAGTTTGATCAGCGTGAGTGCGATCGCTACCCGTCGATCTATCAGGACAGCCGACGCGCAGAGCGTGAATGTCGGCGCGGCGATTTGCAGGGCAATTTGAAGATGAGCTTTGGCACTCTTGAGTTCCAGATGTGGCAAGACGTAGTTAATGTCGAGAACCGGAATGGCGGTCGTTACGACTACCAAAAAGAAGAACGCATGCCTTACATGCTCCGCCTGATGATGGAGCACACCCGCCAAAAGATCAGGCGATACCTGCTAAGCGTCTTCACCAACTACAAATTCGAGCCTAGCCGCGACCTAAAGATCGGGCCGGGGCGTAATGAAGTGACTGCGATGGAAGCTGTACTTGAGCGACGCAAACACTCAGGGCACTACGTTGAGAGCCTCGGTCGCGCGCGATTCAGCAATCAGGCAGAGCAGTCCGGCGATGGGCAGATCATCGAGGACGGTATGCGCGTTTACGCGCAGGACTACTACGGCCGTATCGTGACAGGCATTGCGCTCTACTGCCTAAACGGCAACTGGACGATAGTCACAGGGCGATACTCCGCCATCTACAACATCTGGCACGGGCAGATCTATGTGAGTAACCCAGGGGATTTGCGCAGGAAGCGTAATGAGCGCCAAGGTCGCAAGCGGCTTGAGGCTGAAATGTCGAAGGCTGTCGCCGAAATGAACTTCGAACGAGCGGCCAGGCTGCGTGACATCTTATTTCCGAACCATGAGCCGCTGTTCATGATCTGGAGCGACAAGCATGGCGGCGCTTACTTCGGGCCAAACTACAGCGGCTATACAACTGACAAAAACAGCGCTGGGAAATACACCCGTGCGGAACTGAAGCCATACCTCGGCACTGCAGACCAGAAAGATCACCTTCGCGCGATCCCTGTTCGGGCAGTTGCCTGATCACCCCACCGCATCAGCCGCCACCTCAATCTCATTGATGGCGGCAGGCACGTACGCTGAATCGTAATCCTTGTGCTGAAGCAACTCGTCGATGGCTGCTTCCGTCAGTCCGTCAACTTTCAGGCCCTGCCTCCCCGCAGCGATCAGCACCGCCTTCAGCGCCAAAATCAAAGCCCTTTCCCTGTCTTCGCTCATGACCGTTCCCTCCATGTGGAGCGTTAAGCGTAGGCCATTTCTACTCGCATGGAATCGAGCCATGACCCAGCGGCACCAGATATTGGTTGGCGACTGCATCGAGATGATGCGGACGCTGCCTGACAAGTCAGTTCACACATGTGTGACCAGTCCGCCTTACTTCGGTCTGCGCGATTATGGCGTCGAGGGTCAGATCGGTTTGGAGCAAACGCCCGGCGAATTTCTGGCCAGGCTGGTTGAAGTGTTCCGCGAGGTGCGTCGAGTACTTCGCGACGACGGCACGGTCTGGGTGAACATGGGCGACAGCTACGCCGGTAGCTGGGGAGCGCAGGGCAGGCCTCAAGGCGACGGCCAAATGTCCGGGCGCAGCGTCACCTCGGCCCGCCAGATTAATGAGCACCCTCGGTTCAAGTCTGGTACCGGGGTGCGCGGCCGCGAGATGGGCCTGAAATCGAAAGACCTGATGGGTATTCCTTGGCGCCTTGCATTCGCGCTACAGGACGACGGCTGGTATTTGCGACAGGACATCATCTGGAACAAACCCAACCCGATGCCGGAAAGCGTCCGCGACCGGTGCACCAAGTCGCACGAATACATCTTCCTGCTGAGCAAATCGAAGAAGTACTACTTTGATCAGGCAGCAATTGCTGAAGACGCGATAGAGCCGCGAGGCCCTGGGAACATTTCCGCGGCTGAAGCCCTGCCAGGTGAGCGCGAATCCGAGAATTCCAATATCAGAGGCTCGCTGCACAAAATCGGCCCTCGCCTCACACGCAACAAGCGCAGCACATGGTCTGTGGCCACACACAGTTTCAAAGGCGCCCATTTCGCCACGTTCCCGCCTGACCTGATCCGACCGTGCATTCTCGCCGGAGCGCCACGGGGCGGATTGGTGCTCGACCCGTTCGGCGGGGCCGGTACCACTGCTCTTGTTGCGATGCAGGAAGGCCGCCGGTCTATCCTGTGCGAGCTAAACCCCGAATATGCAGCGCTCTCCCGGCGGCGTCTCTACACAGCCTGGCTTGACGGCGCGGCTCAGATGGATGTCTTTCACGACTCAGCGCTGGCAGACCGTTGTTTGCTGCCAGTTCCATGAGTAGCGCAACAGGCAAGGATTCAGAATATAACGAATTACAATGCATCGCTCTTTAAATCCTCATCTGCTGACTTAGCTTTTTGAAGAGGATAAGCTCCATCATAGTCTTTACCGGAATATAGCTCCCGAACTTGGTTACAGCAGAACGCGGAATCTTTAAGGCGGGAAGCCAACTTGTACCTTCTTATAATTTCCACACTTTTTGGACTTCTGGCGAAAACTATAGCCATGTATATAGTCATCTCATGTTTCATAAATGACTCAAGAGCATAAGTGAAATAGAATTCTTTTTTATCATGAGTGAGCGAGGAATTATCTATGAAATAAAGACACTGGGAGAACTTCCTTCCAAAGCTGCCAAGCCGGTCATTATCTGACTCTATAACCTTCCGGACATGGACACCAGCGTGCGCTAGCCCTTCAGCCCAATCTTGGGTTGAAAGCCGCTCTTTCTCGCTCAGAAGTTTAGACCTGAGCGTTTTGTTGTAGTTTTCGTTCTTAGCGCCCCTGAATATTGATGCGGCTTGCTTGTCAAACTTATCGACCAGCTTGAAAAAAGTGTTTTCAAATTTCTCAATTTCGCTCACCTCAATCTGCCGAGCAGAAGCTTCTATTTGAAACCTAAAGGTCTGAAGCAGTACAAGCAACCCTAGAAAACTAAGGATTGGGTTGGTAAGGCCGCCTACAAAATCCCCGAACTGTCCCCAAGCAGCGGCATCATTTATTTTGTGTGTACCAAACATATCGATATAGCTTTTGAAGACCAAATAGAAAATCAATAGCGCTAGGGCAACTACTGCACTTACAAAAAGTGATGCACCCCAGGGCTTCCGATGACCATTCCTCATACATCCATCTCCATAGTGATCGTCTATGGGGTATCGGCAGCACTGATCAAAAATTTATTCCTGTTACTTATTTTGATTTTTTCCAACGACGCAATGAACGACCCGATTTTCCCATTTCCTCAGGATCATGGGCTAGACGGATGGAAATGAGCAGAGGTTAAGAAATATGTTCGTTCGCATCTACCTTAGCGGGCCTATGACTGGCCTGCCCGATTACAACTACCCGGCATTCAACGCCGAAGCGGCCCGGCTCCGCGCCCTGGGCTACACCGTCGAGAATCCTGCAGAGAATGCTCTGCCCGCCAACGCCCCGTGGCACCTCTGCATGCGTGACGCAATCCGCCAGATGCTGACCTGCGATGTTGTGGCGTTCTTGCCTGGCTGGCAGGTCTCACGCGGCGCCAACGTCGAAATCGAACTCGCCGGGCATCTCGGCATGGAAGTCATTCAAGCGAGCGGCATTGTTTCGCCGCGGGAGGGGTTATGAGTCGATTCACGCTTTGCAACTGTCCGGTAGGATTCAGCGCAGCACCAGAGCGTCATGCGCCGGACTGCCCCGGTCGTTCAGGTGCTGGCAAGCCCAGTTCCTTTGTTGGGGATCCATGCCAGACAATCGAAGAGATTCGAGGCATGGCCGCCCCTATGACGCCTGCTGGCGGGGAAGTTGAAAACATAGGCGGTACCGATGTAGGTGCAGCCAGTGTGTTGAGATTTTGGGCAGAGGACGCGCACAACATTCGCTGCGTCCGTGCCGAGGACTTCGACGCCCACATCATCCGATTGCAGGCCGAGGTCGCAGCCCTGCAAGCCCGTCTCATGATCGCCGATCAGCGGGTAGACGAACTCGAGGCAGACAAGCGTCGGCTTGATGCGCTTGAGTCGGAATACTGGGATGTTCGCCACCACAGCAGCCCGATTGCAGATACCGGCGACCACAGCACCAGCATTGAGATCATCGGCCACTGGATGGACAAGCCGCATGAGCGGGTGATCGGAGAGAACTACAACGAAAACCTTCGCGCCGCCATTGACCAGGCGATGAAGGCCGACGCCTACCCGCCAGCCCGCCCCGAATACCCGGAACTTGATGCAGCGCTCACCGAAGACAACTGGCGGATGAACCCGTGCAAGCAGGGTCATCGTGATGTTGGAGCCTGCGGCGGCAAGGCCTTCTGTCACACCTGCGACGAGACGATCACTGCGTCAACGACGCAGGAAGCATTTGAAGAGTGGAACGCCGAGCATCCGGCTCCAGAGCAATAACCCCTCCCCACCCTATCCATTGCCTGCTGCGCCTATGCGCGGCGAGGAATAGTCATGCCTGAAGAAATCATTTTCGTGAACAACGAGCCAGCAGAGTGCGGTTGCAAATCTCGGTTCAGTGACGGCGGCGGACAGTATTCGGACGTCCTCTACGTCACACCTTGCCCAACCCATTCGCCAAAGCCTTTCGGCCCAGCGGAGGTGAAGCGAGACAAAGACGGCTGGTGGTGGCATCCAGATGTGCCCAACTTTGGCGACGGTGAAGACCCTGCTCAATACCTGGCCTGGGTTGAAGCCCAGAAGCTGGAACTGAAGGGCTGGCATTCAGGTGACGAAACCTACGATTTGCCGGATGAAGACGCGGCGTGCACAGCATGGAATCCAGAATCACCTGGTCCTGAGTGGTTTCTGATGGGCATCTTCGATACCGAGGACGGCCCGTATGTAAGCTGGGCTCGTAGAATTCAGCCATGATCATCGACGACATCATGACCGACAAAATCACGCTGCATGGCCTTGGCTTTGTCCAAGTGCAGTTGGAAGGCAATCAGCGCCTGCACGTCTGGCATCCTGAACTGCCGCGCCGGACCTGCTTCGAACATTCGGCGATTCACGACCATCGCTTCGACTTCGTGTCGCGTGTGCTGGTCGGCGAGCAACGCAACACCGAATACGGTGATATCTGGTGCGAGGACGGCGAATTCGTCATGTATCTGCACGAAGGCGCAAGAACGCCGCGCGGCGGAAGACCCTGGACGCCTGACGGTCGCACGAACATGGTCGTTACAGACGATTTCACAGTGAGCGCTGGCAGCACCTACAACCAGCGCGCCTACAAATACCATCGTACCGAGCCGCAAGGTAACGGCAAGGTCGCGACGATCATGCAGGAGTTTGGGGAATACTCGCGCGGGGCTCACTCAACTTGCCGATTTGGCATCGAGCCCGACACCGACTTCGACCGCTTCCAGTGGTCACCAGCGAGGCTTTGGGAAGTGGTCACTGATGTGCTGCTTGGCCAGCAGGTGACGCCATGACCCAGATTAAAGAACGCCCGATTCTGTTCAGCGCGCCGATGGTGCGCGCCATTCTGGAAGGCCGGAAAACGGTCACGCGGCGTGAGGTGAAGAAGCAGGCAGCTCTGGATTGCCTGGCCGCTGGGTTCGAACCTTCATTTCTGACGCTGCCCGGTAATGCCGACCTTTGTCCTTACGGCCGTGCCGGCGACCGGCTGTGGGTGCGCGAGACCTGGGCAGCAGATGCACAGGTGGACTCGATCGCGCCCCGAGACTTGAGCCAGGGCGAGCCAATCCTTTACCCAGCAGACTGCGCGGTTCGGCAAACCGGCTGTTCCATGATCACACAAGGCCGAGGACGTCCTTCGATCCATATGCCGCGCTGGGCCAGCCGCATCCTGCTCGAGATAGCCGACGTGCGCGTTGAGCGGTTGCAGGACATCACTTATGAGCAAGCTGTTGCTGAGGGCGTGCACCGGGACCGCGGCTGTCGAGTGTGGACCGCAACCGATGAAGACGGCACCTGCCATAAATATCCGATCCCAGCGTTCAAAGACCTATGGACAGGGATCAACGGTCCACAGGCTTGGGAGTCCAACCCGTGGGTCTGGGTCGTAGAGTTCAAGCGGGTGACGCCATGACCAGTCGCGACCAATTCGAACAGGCCTACGCAGAGGACAACAACTGCACCGTCGCGTGGTGTCAGGAGCAGCGCATGATCAGCGGCAGCTACCGTGACCGATATCTGGCCCGCGCCTGGCACTGGTGGCAGCGCGGCAAGGAGGCGGTATGAGAACCGTCTTGCGAATTGTCGACGACTCCACCGCGAAATACGGCTTTCGCCGTGAACCTGCAACCTATGAGGAGGCGGAGAAGCTAACCGGCTTCAGACTCGACCGTCGGGTGAACTATCTGATCCTGCGGAGCAACAAGGTCGAACAGATCGGCGTTGCCACGGTGGGTTGCTCTGGATGTAGTTGCGATTGCTCGTCCTGCTCATACGGGTACAACGCGCACGAACCGAGCGGCTGTTATGAGTGCGGCTACACCGGACGCCGCCGAGTGCATTTCGGGTTCCCGCCGTCACCGCCAGCACGCAAATCCGCTTAACCCCTTCCCCATCATCCACATGCCAGCCCAAGCGGCGGGCGAGGTATTCCTATGCGCAACGAAAAAGTAGTCATGTTCGATTCTGCCGAGGCTGCAAGTTTTCAGACGGTAAGCGGTTGGGTCGACGCCAGCGGACGATTCTGGGGCAATGACGAAGACATGGCTCGCTACTGCGGCTCCACGCACCGGCATTGCAAGATCAACCCAGAACACCCGATTCACGCCACCAACGGCTCCTGCGAAGTATGCCGACAAGAGCGCATGGATGAGCGTTTCCTAAAAATGGAGGTACGTGACTGGGCGGAGGAGCCGCTGGTCATTTATGACACCGACACCTACTTCTTCGACATTGATTCGCTGCGCGACTACCTGATTGACGCTGAGCACGAACCGGAGGACGCAAGGTTGTGCATCTGTGAGCCGAACTATCCGAGCGAGATCGATGCAGCGGACCACCTCTGCGACGACCTTCCGGAGGATGGCGAACTGCAAGACGATCAGTTGATCGCTGCTTTCGAACTGCTCAACGAGATGATCCGGAAGTCAGGTCCGTTGTCATGGTCGCAAAGCTCTGTCGCTGCCCGGCTGTCCGCCGAATTTATCGCCGAAATCAAAGCTGAGCGCGCTCAGCCGCTCAAGCCCGCATAGACCCGGAGGTAGCCAACATGGATTCTGAAATCCTTTCAGATGATGAGCTTGCCGAAATCACCGGCTATAAGGCCAGAGCCTACCAGCGGCGCTGGCTGGATGATCGCAAGTGGTCGTATGTCGAAAGCCGCGGGAAGCGACCGCTCGTTGGCCGGCAGTACGCCCGCATGAAGTTGGGCATGCTCCCGCCTGGCATGGTCGATCCAAACCCGCCACCAGCGCGCCCGGTCTGGACGCCAGATTTCTCGCGAGTGAGCTGATATGCGCCCACGCAACACAGAGAATCGGGACTTGCCGCCTGGCGTAGTGCGGCGCAAGCGCTTACGTAAATCCGGCAAAGTATGGGTCGGGTACTACTACAGGGACTCAACCGGAAAAGAGATCCCGTTGGGCAGTGATTTGGACAAGGCCAGGGTGAAATGGGCAGAGCTCGAAGCGAAGGATAAGCCGGCCGACCTGAAAATCATGAAGGCGATTTTCGACAGGTATGAACGAGAAATCATTCCAAAAAAGGGGAAGCGTACGCAGGTTGATAACCGTGCAGAGCTGAAGCAGCTTCGCCCGCTGTTCGACGAGGCCCCCATAGATTCGATCACGCCTTCGATGATTGCTGGATACCGCGACGCCCGGACAGCCAAGGTACGAGCCAACCGCGAGATCGCCCTGCTGTCGCACATCTTCAACATGGCGCGCGAGTGGGGCCTTACTGAACGAGAAAACCCCTGCCAGGGCATCAGGAAGAACAAGGAAACTCCGCGTGATTACTACGCTAACGCGGTTGTGTGGGACGCCGTCTATGACATGGCGGAACCAGAGCTCAGGGAAGCGATGGACCTGGCGTACCTGACCGGCCAACGGCCCGCCGACGTGATCCTCATGCGCAGCGATGACCGTGACGGCGATTACTTCATGGTCATCCAGGGTAAGACGAAGCAAAAGCTCAGAATTTTGCTGACGAACGAGTTAGGGGAGAACAGCCTGGGCAGATTGATCAGGGAGATCACGGAGCGGAACGCACACCACCCGTCCAAATACCTGCTAATCAGCAAGCACGGAAAACGAATGACAAAGGGTATGTTGCGTTTGAGGTGGGACAAAGCTCGGGAGAAAGCGCAGCAGAAGGCCACCAAGGATGGAGATCCCATGCTGGCAGCAAAGATTGCGGGATTTCAGTTCAGGGATATCCGGCCAAAGGCCGCTTCCGAAATTGTCGATATCGGCGATGCCAGCCTGCTGCTGGGACACACCAAACAGGAGATCACCAAACGCGTCTACAGGCGAGTCGGCGTAACCGCGAAGCCGTCAAAATAG